TTTACTCACATGTTTCATTTTTTTATCCTCCAAATTAATTTCTACATCTCTGTCATATTCGATTATAGGTTTACAAAAATCATCTATCAAACCTTCAATACAAGGCTCTAATATCCCATCTTTGTATTCAGTATCAAACCCATTTTCACGCAACACCTCGTAATCATTATGTTTTAACGTTTCAAGTATATCTAAAAGTAAAACTGCCACAGGTGTTCCTATTTTTGCTTTAATTTTTTTCATATATCATTCCTCCATAATTATTTTGTCGTGTTAACACTTGTTTGGGCAATTATCACAATCATAATGTACCCAATTGCCATTTTTATCTTTGCCTATACAATCACTCTCTCCTTTACATCTAATATAAGCTTCAAACGCCTCGTTGCTTGCATTCTCATAATGATTATATGCAAAATAATATTCGTCCTCTTGGCAATCACTTTCAAAATAACCAGTGTTATATGCCGTATCTTCATCTGCCCATTCGCCAGTAAAATCTACCTTGTGTTCATAACATAATTCAGCAAGTGCGTTCATAACTGGTGCTGGAAAATCCCAAGCCGTATCAAAGCTTAATGTGTTGTCGTCCACAGATATACTGTAAGCATTCCATTTAGTTCCCCAGTGTTTTATACTCCAATCGTACCAATTATTTTCACCGTAAAGTTCTCGTTCTTTTTGACCAACATTGCCTTGATAAACATTATCTGGCATAGGAATTAATTTATCAAAGTCAATTGCCCCATTTTCACCTCTAATAAGTTCAAAAATCTTGTCAATGTTTTCTTGTTTTCCTGTAAATTCTACAACTGTTGTAATATGATTTGGCATATTATCTTACCTCCCTTCTATAATACTTGTTTCTACTATCTAAAAACACTACATGGCTACCATCTTCAATAGCTCTCATGTTTTCGTTAAATTTCTTCTTGTCGAATTGCATAAGGTCTACACCAAAACCACAAGAGTAATCAGTACTAACCACCTTTTGACAATCCATTTGTAATTTGTGTGTAAATTCCTTTTTACTAACCTCTTCTGCGTTGAAATAATAAACGTACTTTCTTTTCATTACTCTTCCTCCTTAAAAATCTTTGGACATTCTTGTCTAACTACCTCTTGCAAGGTTTCGTTGTATATTGCGTTGTAAGTGTCATTGTTTGCGAGAGCATCTTCTACTTTAAGTCTAAGTCTCTCACGCTCCACATAATCAACGGCTAAGAAATTGCCGTCAAGACAGTCAATAGCGTTTTCAAAATCTTCTAATTCAACTTCCAACGCTATGCCATATTTACCCTCATCAGTTAAGTTGAAGCAAATAAAACCATCATCTTCGTGGTGTTCGACACCATCAAGTGGATAATCTTCATAAAATGTTTCGCCACCACAGTACAATCTTAATTCAGTATCTGGGTTCATTGTTGCTAAAATCGCTTGTAAATCTTTAACTTTCATTTATTCTTCCTCCTCGTAATAAATATTTTCAAGATTGATTTCGTCGCAATGGTTTGCAATCATATCTAACATATTAAATTCCCATTGGTGGTTATCAAAGTAATCCTTGTTCTTTTTGTAAAACTCTTTATTGTTCGCTAACGCCAACCACTTGTCTGCACTCCAAGGTAGCTCATTATCTTCTAAATCTACTTCGTAAGCATCAAGTTCTTCTTCTAAATCCCTATAAATGTAATCATTGATGTAAATATCCATTCTATCAATGATTTGTCCAGCGTTATCAAACCTATTTTCGTTAATGTTACCGAGATTTGCACCTTGTCTATCATATATACTCCAAACACCATAATACTCAATTGCACAATCAGGTTCTCCATTAGTAGTTTCATACTCTACAATGTGTTCTGGGTTTGTGTGCTTAACAAGACTGAACTCAGTTAAATCTAACCATTCTTGAAATAATATTTCATATTTGTTTTGTTGTTTCATTATTACGCCTCCTAATTAATCCACATTTCATTTTGAATATATTTAAGCAAGTCAAAAAGCTTACCTATTTTGGCAAGCTTAACTGACATTTCTACGAGCCATACTTGAAATTCAGGTGTCATTAAACTCATTTTGTGTTGGGCACGAAGTTCTTCATCTTCTTTTTCAAGTCGCTTTTTCATATTTGCGATATGTTTGTCGGTTATTTCTAACACATTTTCGTATCCTTTTTGCAATAGATACGAAACTATCATATTAAAGTAACCAATGTGACCACATTCGTCTCTGAATTTGTCATATTTTACTTTGAGTTCTTTGTTTATTGCTGTGCGTTTTTCCATGGTGTATACCTCCTTAATCATTTATTAAATTGTTTAATTTGTTTTCGGTTGCTTTTTTAATACGAAAAGCACTATCTATATTATCTTTAATTCTTTTTTCAAGTTCTTTGTTTAATTTATCGATTATGCCAATTTTATTCCAATGAGTAACAATTCCTCTGTTTTCTCCAAACATAAGATTGTATTCATCAGAAGAAGTATCTTTAAAGTTTTCTCCTTTGTCACTATACGATTCAAGGCTAACACAATATTTAATATCAAATTTTTCACAATTATTACCTCTACCATAATCAATTATAAACTTTCTTGCACCTACACCCGGATGTTCATAATAAACAACAAGGCGAACACCAGAATCACGACCATTAAGTATGTCATTTAAATGCGATAGTTTTTTCATACCGTCCATTATAGGTTCAAGTTGTTTCATAATTGCTGCGTATTTTGCAAGTCCAACTTCTTTAATTACAGGTGTAAGTTCTCGTTTGGTTTCAGAAGCCACATTGGCGGCAGCTTCATATTCTTTTAATAAAGCATCAATCTTGCTCATTTCAGGTTTTTCATATTCTACTGTTACTTTAATTTTGTTTTCCATTGATATATCCTCCTTTATTTACCTTGGGTTACACCGTCAACATATTTGTAGAATTCGGTTTCAAATTCATCAAATTCGTTGACAAATCTTTTTAAAACATATTCGGTGTCCCTACCAGAAACATCAACCGTTATACCGTCGGTTTCCAAGTCATAATGACAACAACCACCGCCTTGGATTCCTAATCTAGTAATTGGTATTCTTCTTCCATTTTTACACTCATCGACAAAACCTAATAAATGCGACCAACCATTTGTATAGAAATAATGCGTATCGTATCCTTGGTGACAACCACATTTACATGCTATAGGGATGTTGTTTTCTCGACAAGCATTTCCAACTTCAATAATCTCATCAATTCTTGGTTTTAACGCAATAATTTGTTTCTTGTAATTTTCAATGCGTTGTTGTGCGGCTAATTCTTTTGCCACCTTATCTTCTTCTCTCTTTTGTGCAAAGTTTACAATGTTATCAATTCTACTCATAATTTATACCTCCTTAAGTTATCTATTTATTGTAATACATTCGGTCGGCTCGTCATCGCCATTGCAATATACAAGCACTCTTGCTTCGCCTTCAGTTTCGTCGCCTATTGGCTCATACACATCAACCATTGCCACAACTTCTCCGTTGAGCAAAATCTCAACGCCTTTTGCTATATCATCATCATAAAATCTTGTTGTAATTTCTCCTGCACTTGTTTTCATTTATTTATCCTCCAATTTTTTATAAACTACAATACCATTTATTTCTATAATTTTTTCAATCTCACAATCTTCAAGAACAAAAGGTTTGCTTTCAAAATCACAAAGCAAACCATATCCAACACTATCTTCGCTCAATTCTTCTTCGTATTCTTGCTCAATGCGTTGAGCAGTTTCTACAACTTTATTAACATCTATAACGTCATCCGAATATTCGGGAATATTAAGATATTCTAAAATCTCTTTACGATTTCTCATGTTTATACCTCCTTAAAATTTAACAAATACTCCAGTTGTCTCCACATTGAATTAAACATTCAAATTCGTACCAAAGCTGTTCTGATATTTCTTTAATTTCCGGGTGTTGAAAAATAAGTTCTGCAACAACTTCTGTTTCTTGCTGCGATAAATCTTCATAGAGATTATTAAACCATTTAACAAGAGTTGCATTTGTATCTTCTGGAAAGATAAACTTAGTTTCATCAGAATTGTCCGAACTTAAAAACCCAAACCAATATCCAAATGGTCTTTCATTTTCAGTTTCTTTTCTCTGTTTAAGGTATTCCGTTTTAATACCACCAAACACTTCTGCAACTTTACAAATTTCCTCATCAAATCTCGGATAACTTGCACTTCCCGCATAATTATAATCCATTCCCATATATAACCTCCTTAAAATTCAACCCATTCAGTAGTTTCGTTGTCGCCCTCTGCCATCATTTGCTTACAAGTTAAGTTGCCGGGTTCAAGCACGAACTCGCCATTATTATATTTTTCTTCGGCAATTTGCATTGCTTCTTCAATATTGGTAGCTTCGACTTCAAATGTTTCAGATACCATTTCTTCAATCGTTACTTTAAACACACCTTTTTTAGTTACCGTTACATCTAATTCGCTAAATGCCTTATCAAGATATTTTTGAAATTCACTATTCATATATTACATCCTCCTAATTAATATTTTTTTCTTGAAATAGTTTTTGTTGAAATCACACAGCCCTTATCTGACTCATACTTATATTCATCTACAAGAGAACACGATTCATCTACTTTACACTCCAAATAACGAGTTGTAATATATTGTCTACCGTCATCGCCAGAATGATAATTTTTCCATGCCGTAATATCTTCTTGTACTTTAACCACCTTTACCTCGGTCATTTTTGCAACATATTTAGGATTAATAAATACCGTTTCGCCAAGATAATTTGTGCATTCAATTGGGTGTTCTGTGGTAAAATCATGTGGATCAAGGTCTGTAATATATTCCTCCCAACGAGAGCCACCCATACCACCACCACAAGTCATAATTAACTTGTGAGCAAACTGTGTTTCAATTCCTCCAATAAATTTTGTTGGATTGCAAGTTCTATAAATTTTCATAACGTTACCTCACTTTAATTTATTTGCCCGTTTACGGTCGGTAGCACAACCATATTTTACTTACAACCAATTACTTGCTTTATCAAGCATATCCCATCTGTTTATATCAAGTACTTCTTGAATTGTTTTGCCATCTTCTGTGATTAATTCATTAATTGCTTGTGCAATGTGATTTGGCGTAATATTACCACTTTGGTCTTTTAAGTAGCAATGTCTTGCAAAATCACAAAGTTGCTCAAATTCTTGTTCGGTGTATTCAAAATTAAACACACAATCACATTCGTTCGCAACCTCAAGGTCGCAAATATTAATACCTAGTTCGTTTACTTTACTTAACTGTTCTCTAAAAGTCATAATTTTATCTCCTTTAATTTTTAATTTTAAAATATATATCACAATAAGTGCCATCCCAATAATCGTCACACCTATCAAGAAAATCGGGGTGTGCAAGCAATTTATCTGCACCAAAATAACTCCAGTTATCACCACCGCAACGAGAATGTACATACAATACATCTTGCCCAACATGTTTGTTCCACATTTCATACTGCTTACGCACTCTCTTCTTGATTTGCTTAATCTCAAGTTTAATCCACTTTCTTTTCTTGCCGTGAATTTTATCCCAACGATACCCGACAACTTCTCTTTTTGTTCCCCATTCGTGAACCACATCTTTGCGGATTAAAATATCATTACGTGTATCCTCGAGCCAAGATGACCAACTGTTTAAAGTTCCTTGCTCCACAATTTTTGTCACTGTGTCCAAAATTTCGTCGTGAATCATTTCCTCAATTTTTTCTTCACTTACAACCTCTTCATCTTTCATAAGTCGAAGTCCACGTAGTCTTGGCACATCAATTTTTTGTCTTTTTAGAATTTCTTCTAAAACTTCAATTTGTGTGTACGCAAATAAATCCATAAATTATCTCCTTTTATTTTAATTAGTTTGTATTGTTAACGCAATGTTTGTTTTTAAGATAACCATTGCTTGTTCGAAATTTACTTTTATATATTGCTTTTTGTAGTAAATTCTCAATCCATACGCCCCCAATCATATTGAATATTTTCTGCACCAATGTCTTTAAGTAATACTTCAATTGTATCCTTATGTTTTTCCCAAGATATTGAGCCTTGATATGGGCTACAAGCACACATAAAATATTTCTTGTCTTGCCACTTAAACTTAAACCCAGCACCTAGCACACAACTACCTTCATCGCCAACTTTTGATGATAATTCGTACCAAATATCCATTATTTTTTGTAATTCTGGTGGATTGTTGCTTGTGTCATATCTGTACAAGTAAATTGTTGGTTGTGGTTTTTCATATACTGTATACTCAACTTCAAGTTCGTTGTAAATAGGATAACAAGTAAGATTCCAAGCTTCGCCAAACTCATAATAAAGTCCATATTTGTTGAATAGGTTTTCAAACTCGATTTCTAACTTGCCACCATTGTAGTTTAACAAGCTGTACAAACCACCCTCAAATGTCATTGTAAGGATGTGGTCGTGTGCTGCCCATTGAGTTATTTGATGTGGATCTACATCTTTCTCAACAGTAATACCATCATCAATCATGTTGTAATCTTTATCGAAATGATATTTGTGTTGCATTTTTTGGTTGTTGTAATAAATACACACATCCATGCTAAGTTCGTTACGGATTAACCAATCCATTACCTCGTTTGCTAATTGCTCAATGTTTTGTTTTGTAAGTTTTGCCATATTACTTTACCTCCTCGATATATAAGTATGTGTGGTTGTCGTGGTAATTTCCATCTTCGTATGCTTGAAATTCCGCAATAGTATCAATAAACACTTGCCAACCATTATCTTCTGCGATTTGTTTTTCTTCTTTAAGTCTTTTTGCAAATTCATTTATTGCTTCATCATACGAATGACATACTGCCACAATATCAACACCTTCACTAAAATCTTCATCACACCAATCACAAACTACTACATAATGTTTCATACTACTCAACCTCCTTGTTTATTATAAAGCCGACAGATACTTCGACTTCATTATCTTTTAAGCTCTTATCTACTTTTGGACCAGAGCATACAAGCATCATACCAACACCAGTATTAAGATCACTTTCGCTTAATTCTGGGTTTTCTTCTCTGTAATGTGCAAAGAAATTGTCTTGAATGTTTGCTGCTACACAAATCTTCGTACAATCGTATTCAACCCTATCTTTATCATACCCAAGTTGTGTTGCTACCTCGTCATAAAATTCTACAAGACCATAGTTTTTGTTTGCGACTGTTATTTTCATATTATTTTTCCTCCATTTCTTCTTCTATACTTTCTGCTACATAACTTAAATACGCTTGGCTACCAATGTTTAGTTCGGACATATCGCCAATCACATAAATAAATTCTTTGACAATCAACATCAATTCTTCTTTGCTCAACTTATGTCCATTTGCATTAAACCAAGTGTAAGCTCTCTCTTCGTGCATTGCTTTTAAGAATTCTTGCATGGTGTTTCATCTCCTTGTACCTTGTGGCATTTTTCTACTATGTTTTCAAGTTGTTGTGTTAAGTCACTTAAGCCTTTACGATATTCACAAACCCAACTATCGCTCATACTTACTACCATTTGCTTCGGATATTCTTTTGGTTCAGCAATATCAAATTCAAGATACGGATTTCTGCTTTCGCAATAATTTCTCAAACAATCAAAATCATTTTGATTTTTCAAGTTCACGATTACAAAGTAATCCTCTGTATTGCCACTAAACCACTGCCAAATAACTTCGTCCAAGAAGATTGGTTTCAATTTCTTGAATTCCTTTTCGCAAAGGTCTTTATTTAATTGCATTTCGTAGTTCTTGCATTCTCTTTCGGCATTTTCCCCCGTAAATTTCTTGCCGTCATTTGCCTCAAATGTTACTGTTGTTTGTTCTACCATTTTTGTAATTCTAATTTCTTTCATAATTTATCTAATCTCCTTTAATTTTTATTCTTTAATTTCAAAATCTTCTTCTACAAAACTAATGCCTTCAAATCTTTCAAATACCATTTCGTTTGGTATGTCGCAATAATAATCGTATTTATAAAGTAATGGTTTGTTGTTATCATCACCCCAAAACATAACTGTTTTTAGGTAGTCAAGTTGGTCTTGGTTTAATTCTTGCACCATCATAACTCAATATCCTCCTCAGTATATCCAAACAATTCCATCATAATTGGTTTTGCGACTTCAAAAAACTCATTGTCATACCAATCATCAAAATCTTCTTCTTTGAAAGCTTCCACATCTGGTTTCATATCGTAGAAGAAATCCCAAAAATCTTCCTTGCCTGTGTAATTGTTTTCTTTTGCCCAATCGGCAATCCATTGTTTAATGTTCATATTACTTTCCCTCCGTTTTTAATATCTTAATTATTTCATCAATGACATCTTTTGTGCCACCCCAACCTTCATAGTAGCCCCATATATCAGTTCTTTCTGGGTGGGTGAAATCAAAGAATGTATTTACAAGTGTTTTGTAAATATTTTCTTGCTTAAAAAGTATTTCGTATTGCTCTCTATGTTTCTCAATTTCGTCGTCTTCAAAATAATCTGTTTCAAATACATACTCTTGTAAACAGCCCTGAAAATTACTAGCAAGAGCAATCTTATATGAATTATTTATAAGATCTTCTCTTGTTGAGAATTGCTCCGTATATTTGTCAAAGTGTGTGTTTGTAATTTCTAACATTTCTTGTATTTTCATAAATCAGTGTCCTCCCAAGTTAAATATTTTTCAAATTCAATTTCGTATTCGCCAGTATCTTTATCAAATACTGCTGACATTAAGCATATTATCAAATCGCAATAATCGATAGTAGTGTTTAGCCACTCTAACGCTTGTTCTTCGGTATCAAACCAACGGGATTGTATTACATATGGTTTTTCGCCGTTCCTATCTACCATTTCAATGTAATATTTTTTCATAAATCACCTCTTATAACTCACTATACATTGTGTGTCCAAAGTCATAACGACATTCTTCACATAACAAGTCTTCGTAGTTGCCCTCGGCTATACCACCACAGTATTTACATAAGTGGTGTGTTGAAGCGTCAACAATTTTCTCTACTTTGTAGCCCTCTTTTTCAAGATAGTTAATTGCTTGTTGCTTGTTTGGTGCTTTAATTGTACTAATATAAAGTTCTTCGCCTTTGCTTGTTTCTGCATAAAATTTCATTTTACTCATCCTCCTTTACCATTGAAAATCTTCATCAACACAAGACCAACCTGTGCCAAAATGAGTTACACCAAGTACATATAGATCAAGTGCATCAGAATAGAACACAAGGTTGTCTGTGTGGTTAATCAACATATGTGCAAGCGATTCGTTGATTAAGTAATATTGATAGATATCACGATATTGTTCCGTTGCATTTTCCCAACCAAGTTCTTTGTATTCTTCACGAGTAATTTCATCGCCATCTTTGTTATAATACTCACATAATTCGCCACCCTCAACATTATCAAACAAGCATGTGTCAACTTGTGGTATATTATTACAAAGCAACAAACTATCATTATCGCAGAACAATTGTGCATAATTACAACGAACCGTCTTGCCAGAAAGTTCGTCGTGTGGGTTTTCCACCTTGCTATAAATATCGTTTTCATCATAATCGCTTACATAAATGTATTGATTACCTAATGGTTGTTTCTTATAAAAGTTGTTGATTAAATTTTGCTCGGTGCAGTATCTGCCCTTTCCGTTTGTATAAATATCATCCCAATAAACAAATTTGTTATCCATTTTACATTCCTCCTATTAATTAATTCTAATTGCTGCTACGTATTTATCTTGTTTTGCGTCAAGCACGATTAAATAAACACAATCGCCATTTAATACTGCGTGACTAATTTCAAACCTTTCTTCTTCGCCGTATATTTTATAATTATCATCAAGGTCAAATGAACCACCACTTACACCAGATCTATAACCGTGGAAGTTATCATAAACATCTTTAATGTCATCATCTGTGATAAGATTATTAACTATCCATCGGCTTGCGACAAATAAAACACCCTCGCTTTCTAGGGTGTTATGTGGTGCTCTTATGCTTGTTAAATCCTCAATTGGAAAAACATCATAGTTTTTTAGTGTTTTTGCTACATCTTTGTTCATTTTATTTTGCCTCCTCAATTTTTTCTCTTTTAGTCTTTAAGTAGTAATGACCACCACCGTTTTCACGGTACTCTTTGAGATTTTGCTTTGCCTCTTCACGAGTGTCGGCTTGGCACTCTTCTTCCCAACCATAGCCATAGTTTGCCATGATTATATAGACATCTCTTGTTTTACGTTTATACATTTGTGCACTCCTCCTTTAATCTTCTTGCTCGTCCACAAACTGTTTGTACGCAACCATACAACCAACCGTTAATATATTCTTTTGAGCCACATTGAATCCACTCGTTAAGGTTTTCATAATATACATAGTAACTCTTGCCTTGTTTTACAATATGAACTGGTTCAAACCACACTGCAAATGCAGTATAGTTGCTAAATTCTTCTCTACAATCTTTCATAATTATTTCCTACCTTTCTTACTAAATGGTGTTCCCCAAGTTTGGCGTTGCTTGTCGGTAATTTCTCCGTCACGGTTTAAGTTGTCTACAAAGCAAGACCATTCTAATTGCACCTTACAATAGTCTTGGTCAACTGCCCTTTGTAGATTGTACTTGTCCTCATAGTAAAGTTCTGTGAATTGTTTAAACGCTTGTTGTTTTGTCATTGTTTCGTACCTCCAACATTCTTATTTTTTTATCTATACACTCTTGTAAGCGTACTTTTTTACCTTTTCGCATATCTTTTTGCCCTTTCTTGATACGAGTTGCCGCACCAACAATTTTAAGTTGCTGGTCCATATCGTATTTATAAGCAAGTTTGCTCATATGCTTTGAATAGTTTTGCTCGGTTGTTCTTGCATTATTGCACAACTCAAACTCGGCTTTGTAGTCGGCAATAGTCATTTTATGGCACTCTTTAATATGAGAGCCAAGTCGTTTGTAGGCTCTACCACAAATGTGGCAAACTACATAGCCACGATAGTCGTGGGCAATGATACCTTTTGCTGGAATAGGATTATCTGTGCCACCTTTGTGATAATAAAGATAGCAACTTTGACAAGTGTTATCTGGGTATATTTTTCCGTTTATGGGTTTACCACATTTTGAACAGTTCATTTTTGTTTCCTCCTTTCAATCGCAATATAAAAGTGCCAACCTACCCACCAAAAATGTGATAATGTGTGCCAAGGGGAGAATCTATCAAGTTCATCACCCTTTTTATATGAGATAAGTGGACAGTAAAACCATTTGAATTGTGTACGGCTACTTTTTCGTATGCCTATGTGTAATCTACCGAGTTTCATTTTATACCTCCGTTATCCCTTAAAGTCTTGAAACATATTACCAAGTCGTTCCTCAATCATATCCATAACTTCTTGGTATACTGAGTATTTTGCTGTGCCCCTGACACTTTCTTGCATACCTAAAATTGTTGCGATAATGCAATCTCTCGCATATATTGCACCTCTTTCAAAATCAGTTCTTGCCATTTTAATATATCCTCCTTTAGAACCAATAGAAACTTTGTCCCATTATAGACAAACTTGGCATCACTTTTGATATCGCGCCGAATATCTTTACTCTATTATTTGCGTTTTCTTGAATTTGCTTTTCTATCTTGGGCTTTATATGCCCACGATCTTTCTTTTTGCCATACAAAACCCTAAGAAAATTCTTGAATTGCTTTCGAGTTTTGTTTACTCCTATAACTTGTAGTATCTCATAATTTCTGAGATATGCTCTAAAATTAAAGCCTGTCATAATTAGTCCTCCTCATCTTCATCTTGGTCATCTTCAAGTTCAATATCGAGTGCAGCACAAGGGCTTATTTGCATTGCCTCTTCCATTGCTTGATAAAAGCAATTTTTCATTGCTCTTACATCTTCTTCGGTCATTTTTGCACTAAAACTTACTGTGTACCATTGTTTCTTCATACCTATACCTCCTCTTTATTGATGGTTATTACATCTTGGTTTTCCAAAATTGTTTCATTATCAATTCTGTACTCACAACAGCAAAGGTGTTCTCTATATTCTGCAACTTCTTCCATAGTGTCACAAACAAGAGTGTGCTTAAACGGAACATTGTAGTGTTCTTCAATTCCTTCAAATATTGCTATAATTTTTGTGTTATGATAACCTGTCATACTTATACCTCCTCAACTGATAAAATTTCGTATTCACAATCTATTCCAAGACCGTAAATTCTCTTGCACTCTTCAACGCTTGAAACGGTGCATTCTTGTTCTCTCCATTGCCAATTTGACATAGCGTCGGCATACTTGAATTTAATGTGTAGCATAGGTTAGTCCTCCTTAAAAATTTCTTTATAACCCTCTGGGTCTTCAATTTTAATTGCAATTTCTTGCGCACAACACTCGCAATCTTCGCAACCAATATTGCCAAAATATTTTTCTACAATTTTCAAAATTTCTTCGTACATTATTTAGTCCTCCATTTTCTTAATCATTTTGTTGTGTCTATCGGTTATTTCGTTGCACTTTTCGGTTGTATCGTCATACCAAGCAATATAGTCTTGATTGCAATCTCGGCAAATGTGCTTTGCAGAATTGCTTTCCCAATCAAAATCAAGTTGTTCGGTATTTTCGCTTTCACAGTATGGACATATAGATGCATCAAGTCCACTTTCAGTATATTCATTGTCAAGCCATTCGTCGTAACAAACTGGGCTCATTCCATCACAAAGTTCGCTACTGTGATCTTCTGCCCAATCTTTAAGATATTCAATGTATTGTTTCCAAGGTGTTTTCATAGGTTAGTCCTCCTCATATTTAGATATTTTGTAGTATCCGTTATGTCTAAAAAATTTGATTTCTTCAATCTTGCAACCATAATTGTCGGCAAGTTGTTGTTCTTCTGGGTATTTATATACATAATCGTATTCACACTCATCTTCATCAATGTTGCCGTTTTCATCTACAAAATGAACTCTGTATTCATTGCCTGTGTTGAAATAATAGGCTTCAAGTGCTTTAATAATTTCTTTGTCATTATCTTCCGTGCAATAGTAGCAACCTTGCCAATCGCTTTGGCAATAACCACTCAATGTAGTGTAATTCCACTTTTTATCGAACATAACACCAAGAACTCGGCATAAGCAACTATCAAAGTCGGCTCTTGTGAATATATATGATTCTTCCAAAGCCTTTATAAGTTTTTCTACTCTTTCTGGCTCGTATTGACCACCATTACCTTTCATGTTTGGGAAGTAATCATCAAGATAATCTTCAACTGAATCATAGCAATCATCAACGCCATTGTTAATATCAGTTATAGTGTCTTTGGCGTATTCAAAATACTCCCAAACTCTTTCAAACCAAGTTTCAACACCATAATACTTAAACTCTCGATTGCCCATAATAATTACATTTGGGTAATTTTCTTCAAAATCATCAAATATCATAGGTGGCTCGGTATCTTCGGGTGCTTGCTGTATTGCCACAAATTTGTAGCCTTTGTAGTTTCTTTCAAAAATTTCTTGTTCACGCATAGTTAATTCCTCCATTGATATTTTTCGGCAAGTTCTTCATAGTTGTCTATCCAACTAAAAAGAATTTCGTTTGCTCTAACTTCGTCTAAACCGTATCTACAAACCAAATACGGCGTTGCACCCCACATATTTGTTTCGCCAGATAAACGCAACTCTTCTAAATAAATGTAGTATTCTTCATACTCTTGTTTAATAGGTACTTTTCGCATTTTTATTCCTCCTAAATAATTTCGCCAAATCTTATTTTATTGCCACTTGTTGTGGTTATGATTTTGTTTTCAATTTTAGCAATCTTTTCGTTGCCAAGTTCGTATTCCAAGTTTTCAAGGAAAGTTTCTACTGGACAATAGTTGTTCCAGCAATAGGTTTCTATTTCGTACATTTGCTTGTTAGTAAGTTTCATTTTTAGTCCTCCCCAAATTTTATTGTTATACTTTCGCCACGACTACGCATTGCTTCAATACAATCGTCGCATAGTTTACCAAGGTCGGTGTTTTTGAGTTCACTTTCTTCATAATCTTCGCCACACCAAGCACAAGTAACCATTTCGTATTCGTCCCAAATCCAGCAACAATTTCCTATATCGTAAAGGTGCAAGATTTCGCCATCAACTTTAATATCTTCGCCAGTATATACCTCAAAATCAAGTCCTATAAGTATTGATATTATGTTTCTAACTTCGTAGTCTTTTGTTATATCTGGGTTTGCATACTTGATAATTCTATCAACTAAATCTCTTGAGCCCTCATCTAATGTCTCGTGAGCACCTACATTTGCCACAATAAACGCATCAATACGTTCTTCATAATACATTGCATAGTCATAATCTTTTGCCATTTTATCGGCAACTTCCTTTGTAAAATAAGGACAAGCCCAGCCATTCCAAGTATCTCCGTATGTGTAGCCTTCATAAATGTTTTCGTTGTTGTCAATGTTGAATTTAGTTTTTCTCATTGTTATTTACCTCCACATCATCAAACATATCAAGTAAGAAGCACAAACCAAGTCTATCTTCTTCTTGTTGCATAAATTCTTTGCCACCATTATAATCGTCTTGCAATTTTTTGGCAAGATTATCAAGGTCTTCGTAGTAGCTTCCAAAAGTATAGTAAAACTCTTGCATTTTTTCGGCTTTTTCAATTATGCCATTGGTGTATTCAAGCATTTCGTGCATTCCATAGTATTCGTATGGATCTACTTCAAATCGGCAAGTTTCGTCTACAAAAGGGTTTATGATATATTGCCCCTTGTATTCAAAGCCCACCATTTTGCTTGTATCTATGCCGTGGTTAGCAAGTTTCATTTGTTTTTCGGCAAATGCCTTAATTTTGTCGTTCATTGTTGTTCTCCTCCTTGTTTGCTCTCAATAAAGTCGCAAGAGTTTTACTCACTTGTTTTTGGCTATGTTGTAAATACTCTTGATCTTCTTGCTCTCTTTTTTCCTTGTATTTTTTGAGTTGCTTGTTTATCTCTCTTAACTCAGCGTTTTCGTGGAATAAATCAACTATGCCCATTGCTAAATCGTATAATAGGTCTTTAATTTCGTTTTCGTTCATTGTTGTTCTCCTTAAATTGGTCGTTTAACATTCCCCGTTCTAATGGTGTGAGTAAGTTGAATGAAAAATTTTTGGGGATTGCAAGTTTTGTAGACATATAGACACTATCCATAAGGTCTGCCGCCGTACTTAAATCTCTGATGCATAATAAATTCAACAAATGATTAGAGATAACATAATTATCTTCGGAATACATCTCGCCGTAGAATTCCTCATTACAGAAAATCTTTTCGACCACATCTAATTTGATTAAATTAAGTCTGCAATTTTGCTTGTCATCAATATATTTGTTTTTAAGCAACCTATTGTAATAATCTCTTAATTCTTGAATTTCACCATTCAGTTTTGCAATAAATTTTCGCACTAACTTTTTTCGGTTTTGTTTCATGTTAGTCCTCCTTAATCAAAATCTGGTGCATACTGTATAGGTTTTTGCGTATAAGTATACTCAACCTTTCCACAGTTTACACAAGTTCTACTCCATCTATCTTTTTTGCATTCCGTATAACCAACTACTTCGTGATAACAATCGCTTCCTTGAAACTTCATTTCATATCTAGGCTCTTGTATTATTTCGGGATCATACTTTGTTTCTCCCCAAGTATGATTGCAATTATTTTGCTTATTACGAAGTGCAGCCAATTTTTGTTCATATTCTTTTTTAAGCATTTCTTCTGTCATTTTAGTTCTCCTTGTATACTCCAAGCACTTTGCAAATTTCTTGTTTAACATCTCTCTCGGCTTGTTCTTTACTTTCAAGATAAGCGTCAAGGGCAATTTTGCAACATATTAGCATAACTTCTTTGTTGCCATAATAATTTGTTGCAGTTAAATCACAACGGCAAACATATTTGCCATCTTCTGTGATATAGTAATTATCAAAATAGTAAATTCTTCCATTATGAGTAAACTCAAATTCAAGTCGTTCTCGTTCTTTTGGTGGCATTATTCTTTACCCTCCCACTTTTTTATATTCTTTTTTATTTCCCAACTCCTTTCAATTGAGTCGGTTATGCCTTTCTCGTATGGTGTTGGATTGTAACCTGTCATTTTTGCTTTTTCTTTCTTTTGTGCCTCAATTAAAAGTTTCAACAAGTATTTGGTATCATAAAGTCCACACGAAATATTTTTGTCGTCAGTTACTGTAAATAATAACCCCGTGGTTATGATTAACGGACGATCAATAATATACTTGCCACATTTTATACCTACAATATAATGGTCTTTGTCAAAATTGCAAACATAATCAAGGCTATTTACTTTTAATGTTGCACATAAATTACGCAATATTGCATCAGTTGTTTTAATATCAAATTTTATCTCGTTATGCTTCATTGTTGCACTACCTCCGTAATGCTTTCTATTTCCAAGTATACGCTATGGTTTCCACAGCAAGTTAAGTTGTGGGCTTCGGCATACTCGTCTACTGACTGAAAACTGTCGCATAAGTCGTTCAAGTGCCAATAGTCAATACACAAACCACTTTCGTTTTCTTCCAAGTAATCGGCAAGTGTATCGCAAGCCTCTTGTTCGTTATAGGCATAAACACCGTATTGCTCTATCCAAACCGTTCCTGTTAAAAGATTTATTCTATACATTTTTTCGTCATAGTTTTTTGTATTTATTATAGTCATTTTGTCGTGTTCTCCTTTTATATTTTCCTATCATTTTGTTCTTGAGGTGTACTTTTTAACAAACGGCAAACAGAATAAGCCAACGCATCAAGTGTATCTGCCCAACGGTTATGGTATCCTGTATAGTCCTTTTCGTGGTCGGCATATCTATACATATAGTGCAAGTTTGACAAACAAGGTTCTTCGGTATTTATATATACTACCGTGTTATTGTCAAGGTTTCGCACAAAGCCACTGCAACCACGCTTTGCACCATTTATTGTAATATTTTTTAGAGTAAATTGCAACGGCATATCGCCACCTTGCTTGTTAAGTGCATTTTTCAGTTTTGTTGATAGTATTAACATTTTTCATCTCTCCTTACATTTGTTCTTGTTGCTCCATTAGCAAATCGTCATAAAAATCTTTATTGTGTTGTTGCTTATACCATTGTTCTTGCAACGTTGCGTGCAACTTCTTGTCGGCAAAAGCCCTTGTTTTTAGATTTTCAAGGAAGTTTTGCCAATCTTTGGCATTTATGCTGCATAAGTTGCAAAAAAGTTCATAATTTTCAGTCGCAAAAAACTTCCTTAATTCGTCAAAGTCGCTTTCTTTGTCACGAAATACAATTGCCCTTACCCAATCGCCATTAAAGTCTTTTAGCACTTTTGTTGCCAATCTTTCATACCCCTTTCTTATAGAATTTTCCATTGTTATTTCCTCCTAAAATGTTACATAAAAAATGCCAAGTTTGTTAGCATAAGCGTTTGCTCTAAAAAGTCGCTTTTTAAGTGCAAGTTCGAGCAAAAATAGTTGTTGCTCTGTGGCTAATTTTCCGTCAATGTAGATGTTCATTTTTATATCCTCCTATATTATATCTACAAGTGTTGCCGTTATTGTTTTCGGCTGTTTTTTGTCGGCATAAATTGTATATGTGCCGTTTTCATTGTCCACGGCAAAAGCACCATTGTCCATAAGAACAACAGTGTATTTGCCTATGAAATCGTTAATGTTGTGCATTTATCTTACACCACCTTTCGTTTCAAGTTCTCTTAATTCTTTCCAAAGTCGTGCAATGTCATTGATGCAAGTTATTGCCACACTCTTTACAAAGTCTTCTGGTTGTAGGATAATTTCCTTTATTGCCATTTCGAACATATTGTGTCTTGTGTAATCATACCAAGCCGTTCCCCAAGACTTCTTCTTTTCGCGGCTTATTGAGAATAGCGTATCACGGCATTGCTCTATCTTATCAAATGCCTCTATTGCTGTTTTACAGTTTCCTTTGTCTTTGCTCTTGTATCCAAGCACTTTATTACTCATTCTTCCCATGATTTATTTCCCCCTTTTCTTTGCTTTGTACGCTTTGTACTGTTCATAGGACATTTTGCTTTTTTCTTTGCCCTTTTGTTTGCTCGGTCTTGCCTTTGAGTATATTGCATACTCGTCATAAATTCTTTTCGCCATAATTTTTTATCTCCTTTGGCTTGTTTTATTTTGAGCCTTTTATTGTCGTGCTTAGGACAGTTTTTTATTATTTACTTGCTACTATTTCTTGGGCATCTTCTTGTGAATAGCCAAGCAAAATAAGTTCAGCAATTTGTTGTGCCTTGCTCATTGATTTACACCTCCTTGTAAACTTTCAAAAATATCGCATTAGAACCCGAATTTGGCACTATCTCTTTTATAGTCTGCCATAAATTCTTCAAACTGTTCTTCTTGCTCTCTACGCTCTTTGTCAAGGCGTTTATGCTCTCGTTCCATTGCTAGGGCATAATCTTCTTGATAAAGTCGTTCTTGCTTGATTTTCATCTCAATTTGCTTAATGATGTTCATTTGTATTCGCTCCTTTATTCGTAATCTTCTGGATAATTTTCTTGCATATAATCACAGTCATACTCGTCGTCTTGCCACGCAAAATTTATACGGTCTTTGAGTGCTGCAATTTCAATGCATAAATCTGCATCTTCTGGGTTTTCGGCATATTGCCTTTCAAGTTCTTCAAGTTGTTGTTGCAACTTGTGTGGGTTTTCGTATTGTCTAAACATATTACACCTCCCTTTCATTAACAAAATTGTCTATTGCAACGGCAATATCGGTCAATTCTTCAAAGTCTATATCACTTTGGGTTACGAAATTTGACCTCCAAAGCCAGTATGCTTTATGAGCATTTTTAAGTGCATCTAACAAGAGTTGCTTATGCTCTTCATAGAGTTTTGGTCTAATGAGTTCAACGCTTTCGTGGTTTTCGGCATAAGCCATTAGTATATCTTCTTTATCTTCGCCGATTCCGTATATGCTGTCTTTGTATTCGCCATAATCTTCGCCATCATCGACTTCAATTTCAGTACAATACCACGAATAAGATTTGACGCAAATTCCATTGTGGTTGATTATGTGAACTTTACAGCCATCATCACAAGCCCATAATTCACAGTCTAAATGCTTTGTTGCAAGTTCCATAAGTTGTTGTTTCATTGTTTTCATAATTTTGTCCTCCGACTATTTTGTTTTTTATTTTTATTTCGCCCTTTGGTAATGGTGGTCGCTATCTGGTTGCTTACAGAACGACCATTGAAAGTCAAGTTGTTTCATTAGTGGTTGCCAACTACCCCTGTCAAGTAGACCAACTAAATCCCCACCTTAATAAGTTTTAGCAAACTCTAAACTGTTCCTTATTCCCTTTCATTTACAAACTCTCGTTGTGTCTAACTAAAATGCCGTTTCGTTTGTAAATTACTAGGCTATTTGCACCCCTAAACTCTATTCGTTGCCATTTATTTTGAAAAACTCACTTACCAAATGAGAGTAGTGAGTGCATAGCAACTATTACGGATCGCCGTTATATTCTTCATATAACGAGGTCGGTTGGTGTTAAGGCGTAGGACTACACCTTAAAGCGTTCAATTATCTTTCGGTCGTGGTGCTGTTTCCACAACTTATCCCTTTTATTGCAACTTTTTGCAACAAGGTAGTGGTGCTTATCTCCACTATTTGCTATAAAGCAAAAACACTTATGGTCAAGGGTGCTGTATCCCTTGATTTATTCGCCATTTCGGTCAAATACCTATCTGGTCGGCTGTCCAAACCGCTGAAAGTTTTAAGGCACTATCAGAGCCTAATGGCTAACGAGCAAAAAGCAAAACGAAAAAAATACCACTCAATCACCCTTGTGATGTTATTGTGCGTCAACGAACCGTTTCGCTATTGCTCATCAGTTACGGACTTTCACCGTAAGACGGTTTGCCCGTTACTTGTTGTAACGAGCGATAACTTTTTGAGCCTTTATGAATAATGGCTCATTTGCTTTAATTTGTTTCAAAATGCTTTCACGAGTTTCCGTATCCTTGAATCTATCCATTTCTCGTTCAAGTTCGGACTTTAATTGCATAAATGAAACGGCTTCTGCTTTTGTCATTGTTGACCTCCTTGTGGTGTATAGACTTTTCTGCCCTCAACCCTTTCAGTTCTTATGTAGGATACACGACGGAAACCGTTTCCGTAGGTTGTTCCTTCATGATCATATCTAGGATCATAGGGTTTTTCGTAGGTTTTATAACAGTCGCCTTTTATGTTATAAAATCTTGTACAAAAAATCTTTCGCATTTCTGCACCTCCTTTATTAAGTTTTTCAATGGTCGCTGAATCAACCATAAAGCCCTTTATGGCTTATATCCAAAACGGATACAAAAAAGGCTCTCGCCCTATATATTTTATATAGGCGAAAACCTTTCAGTTTTAGGGCTTTCATAAAGACAAAAAAATAAGCCCCCAACCGAAATGGTTAGGGGCTTGTCTTTTGTTAAGTTATTTGCTTAACAACGCAAGGATTTTATCAAGTTTATCTTCGAGTTTGTCTACTCTCTTTTCAAGAGAAGATTTAGGTTGTGCCTTGCTTGCTTGTGCTTTACCTTTAACGGCTTGTTTAGGTTTAGAAGTTTTAACTTCTTCTTCTTCGACTTCAATCTTAAAAGCATCTTTTAAGATCATTTTGTTGACGAACTTTTGGTTACGAACTGAGTTAAATAAAGACCAACTTTGGTCTTTATTAAAGTAAGAGCCACCTTGCAATTTAATTGCATTGATAACAGTTTGAGATGGCTTTTTATCCGTATTTATACGGATAAATTCAATTGCTTCACCTTGCTTGTTTTTTGCCTTTGCGATTTCAAGGCTAACCTTGATACCACTTGTTGAGTTAATAAGTTTACCTGTAATTTTCTTTGACATAATTTTTACCTCCTATATGTCTAAATAAAAAATATTAAATTACTACTCAAAGGGTTAAAGCCTACAACGAAAAATTTTGCTTTCCCTTTGGCAAATTAACTATACCACAAAAAAACAAGCATAAAAAATTGCAAAAAACTTAAAAAAGTGTGAAAAATATAAATTTTCTACACTTCTAAAAAATCTGGGATACGGAGGGGTATTAAAAACTGATAAAACCTAGCGAAAACCCACTTTTGATGGTACGAGGTTTGTTTACACACTGACTGCAAAATCAACAATAAAACTGTGAAAAATAATTTTGTCATTTTTTCCTTAAAATTACGCCTATAAATGACATTTTTTCTTTACATCTAACCCCACGTAACTTACCAAATTTATCACCCTTTACCACCCTATTCCCCATAAACATTATATAAAAATATATACAAACAGCCCATCCGTACCCATAAAACCACACTTCTCTACCAGAAAACCACTCACCCTAGTAAAAACCTACCCATCTCCCATCCGACCCAATATCGAAAAACCCACAACCCTTTCCAATCCTGTAACCGTTTACAACAAAATGCACATTTCTGTTCACATTTGTTCATTTATGCCTACATCCCCACAGCAAATCCCTATCCATTTTCGTTTATACACGCTTATGATCATTTATGTTCATTTGCACACGTTTAAAACACCAATCCCAGGAAAAACCTGTAATATGTGATTATTTTTGTTCATTTGGTATGCCATTTTTGAAAACGCAACTACATATGATTGCTTTTCGCAAACGCAACGCTAGGAAGTTGCTTTTTCGTACAGTACCCCCGGGGTATTATAAAACTATATGTAAAACATCCCTATATATAACACCTATACCTATACAAATATCCCAAAATCAATTCTGAGCCCCAAATTTGCCCCTAGAAGCCACGAAGCACTCCAACCTAGTCCAAACTCTCACCCCCACACCATTACTCGGCTTAAAACGGCTATTTTAGGCTCATTCAGTTTATCCATCACTATTCTTCTTTTTGGTTATAGGGGCAGAGCCCCTCGTGCTATAAGTTCGAAGGAAGCGAAGCTGACTGAACGTTAGCACAGAAGCGTCGCAGACAAGAGTTTGCATTTATTTCAAACTAGTCGAATTCGACCACTATACTGTCACATCTATTGGGTACTATTCGTGACAAAACTCGAAACTTACAAGTAATTATAAATGCGAGTTAAATTTATTTAACGAGTATTTATAATTACGGGATATAATATAATTAATATATATCTATATATAATTTATAAATATATAATAATTAATTATTAATATATAATAATATAATATATATAATTAATATATAAATATATAATATAAACATATAATACATTTAATATTATATTTTTATTTAGTTCTTTCTGTGCTGCACAAAAATTTTTCAACAAATTTTAAAACCCTACCGAAAATCGTTTGACAAATCTTTCCTAATATGATATAATGCCTCTGAGCATACAAGACAAACTAATTGCGACATAACTTTTATAAATATTATGTCTTGACATAATATTAAATATTTATATTTATATTAGTATTTATATTAATATTTATATTCTGGTTATGTCTAGGTTATGTCGTAGGTTTTGTCCACTAGGTTTTTCCTAGGACGCACAGACATAACTAGCGACATAACTGTTTTGTCCAAACATTATATAATATAGGAGGCTTAAAATGGCAAATTTAGTATTTTACGAAGGATGGACCGATACTTTGCACGCCCTTAGCAAGATAAAAGATATTCAGTTTGCAAAAGAAGTGGCGTGGGAAATTATCAATTATGGCACGAAGGGACAATATACTACCGACAACAAAGATATTATAGATCTCGTTAACGGTATGTGTGCCATTCAAATTGAAAAATCCCAGAAGCGTTATAAGGCAAGTAAAGATAATGGCACACAAGGTGGACGACCACCACGTTTTTCAAAAGAAACTATTTTACAGATGCACGAGCAAGGATTTTCAAATCAAGAGATTGCCGAGCAGCTTAAATGCAGCGTCAAGACTGTTGAGCGAGCTTTTGATTTTTAAAACAACATTTTTCAAAAAACACCTTAAAAATATTTGACAAGTTTTTCCAAAGGTGCTAAAATAACAATACAAACTGATTATAACACAACAAACTGATTAATAAGGAGAGATGCGTGATGAAAAATCAAATGGATTTAAAACTTGGTGATTGCCTTGAGCTAATGAAGAATATTCCAGATAAAAGCGTTGATATGATACTTTGCGACTTACCATATGGAACAACGGCGTGTAAATGGGATAATGTAATACCTTTTGAACCACTATGGGAGCAATACAACCGAATAATTAAGGATAACGGAGCAATAGTACTATTTGGCAACGAACCATTTGCAAGCTTGCTTCGGTGTAGCAATCTAGAAATGTACAAGTATGATTGGATTTGGCAAAAGGAAAATGGCACAAATTTTGCAACAGTAAAATATCAGCCGTTTAGAAAGACAGAACGGATTTGCGTCTTTGGTAATTTTGCCACATCATATAATAAAAAACGACCTAAGAATTATAATCCTCAATTTACGGTTGGCGAACCGTACAAAATTAAAAGAAAGGCTGGACAAAGAGAAATGTTACATACGGGTGCAAACAAGGCCACCGAACTTTGCAACGAAGGATATCGGTACCCAACAGATATTATAATGTTTAAGAATGAAAAGGGATTGCACCCAACACAAAAACCTGTCGCACTACTTGAGTACTTAATAAAAACTTACACTAACGAAGGCGAAACTGTTTTAGATAATTGCATGGGAAGTGGGAGCACGGGTGTAGCGTGTGTGAACACCAACCGAAGTTTTATCGGTATTGAATTAGAAGAAAAGTATTTTAATATAGCAAAAGAAAGAATTTATGGAACGACAAAAACAGATTTGAAAAATGGGCAAGAAGAGATTTAAAGGAGCACAACTATGTTTAATGTAAAAGAATTAGAAGACGCAATATTTGCAATGCAACAGTTGTCAAAGCTCCCAAAAGGGACTAAAGTGACCAGGCTGTTTGCCCGCTACCTAACAATGCTTTATCCACCCATCGACATTGAACTTCTCAAAGTTAATTACGGTTTTCTTGGTGAATATCAAGGATTGCCCGTATTTATTGATGACGAGATTGAAGGTTATTACGAAATTATATATTAAAGGAGAATTAATTATGGTATACAAAAATCATCAAATCTGGAGAGATAAACTCGGTATCGGTGCCGGATGGCAAGATGTGCCCTCTAGGTACCACTTCACAAATCACCTCAAAAACTTACGTAGAAGCCACCCTATTATCCCCTACACTTTAGAAATCGAATGCAACTCTTATTGGGGTAATTTCGAAAGAGAATTTATTGCGTATTCACTTGGCATCCTTGACGATGTGCAGATGGGTATTGACCACTCCGAAGAAGAGCTTGAGATGTTTTGGCAGGATGTTTTCGGCAGACCCCGTATTTCGTTCAAGTACGCATTGGAAAATTATGTGCTATTACAAGATTATCTACTTGAAACCTTTCAGGCCGTTGATGACTGGGATCAGCTTACCTTCTATCAGATAGATTGGGATATTATGCATAAAGAAAAGCGTAATGTCCTTAAAATACAACTCGTTAAACCTCTTAGTGAATATTGGGAGAATATTATTATTCCTCGTATGAAAGATTTCTTTACCAAACAGCCATACAAATACATGGATAAGGATGCTCAACTTGCAGACATTCGTTTATGTGATAGAAAAGGCAATGTTGTCAAGGAATATATTAAGGAGCACTAAAATGAAACATTATTATTTATACGACGCACACTATCTATACTTCAATGAAGAAACCAACGAAATCGAACATAAAGACAAACGCCTCAAAAAAGAAATGACCAAGTGGCAATTTGCAAAGAAAGTTATAACAAATGTTTTAGTTACATTACTTGTTTGCTCCATATTTATTACACTTACCTGTTTAGGTCTTGTAGAAGAAGGGGTTCCGATAGCGTTCTCATTGATTATTTTTGGTTTGTTTTTTGGTGTGTCGGGTGCGGCAATATGTTTTGTTAGATTATATGATTATGACCGTTACATAGAAAACTATGAGGAAACATTAATAGACAAACTCTTCTCAGAAGAAATCAAAGAACTTGATCTTCTCAGCATTCAAGAACAACTTAAAGCCGAAAAATGGCGTGCCCAACACCCACTCGAAGAAAAGTGCCGTCTAGCTATGACAAAGAACCCAAACTACGTTGCTGATTTAATAAGATATGTAAAGGAGAATCAACAATGAAACGAGATGAACAATGTAAAGGTTGCCAATGTTGCGACCGCACCTATGATTATGGCTGGGCCGTAGGAAGTGCTTTCGGAAGTTGCTTATGTAATACGTGCTATGGCGATGGAACTATTTGCAGAGATTGTAATGATCACGACAAATTTTGCAACAAAGACAAGGCGGATTGCCCAGAATATATAGAGGAGAATTAAAATGAAAGACAAACAAGAAGAATTCGAAGTTGCAGTAAACCTCAACTTTACTGAAATGGTTAAAGCAAAGAATTTAGACGAAGCAATTAAAAAACTAGAAAACAAATATATTCACGGTAAAGGTAGATTGCCGAGAGAGTATATTCACGTTGAAGAATACGAAAGTTATTTTTACCAAGTGGAGGATTAATACATATGTTAGATGAATACAAATTTGTTAGGGGCAAAGAAATAGAAACTTATCAAGATATTTTAGAATGTGAAGAATACGGCATTATTTTGAGTGATTTGGCTTGGGGTAACTGTCATTACAATGTTGATATATTATTGAGAGAAAATGAAATTCTAACCATGGATAGACTTCAAAAAATAAAAGATGAAGGTTATTCAATTTATCAAAGAGTTAAAAAATATAGAGACATAGTGTTTAGCAAAGATGTGGACAACAAAGTATCTGACATACTTATAAATTTTGCTCAAGAATACGAAGATGCTTACTCTGATCAACTACAAACACTTTTACAAAATACTCTAATAGAATTAAAAGATTTAATCACGGAGGAATCTAATAATGACACAAGAAATTATAGAAGAATATATGGTGACTGACGGCAAACCCGTACTAGTAAAGAAAACCGTTATCGAAAAAGAAGTGCCACCCGATCTAACGGCACTTAAAGTATTGGATGAATTTTACAAAATGCCTTTTGGTATACACAATGCAACTATGTGGGAAATAGAAACTTGGGACGGCATCGAATGTTTAGTAGAAGCACAAGAACATTGCGATTTAGTTGATGTGGGAAATCACGGATACTATGAAGGCTGTTATTTTACAGTTGTTAACCTGGAAACAAAACAGTGCTACGTGAAATTATTAGAGAATATTGATGAGTCTTTTGATGGATTTATAAAGAGATGGAGTTTTGATTACGGTAAAACTTGGGAGGGAGAAAATGATAGAAGTTAGAATTTGGAATGGTAGCGATTCAGTTGACATTCATATAAAAGAAGAAGATTATAGTAAATTACTTTTCTTTTGCACCAGAAATGAGTTAGATTTATATAGATTAAAGGAGAACTAAAATGAAATATTTATACGAAAGCCACTTAGGTGGCATCTATTACACAAGTCGTAAACTCAGCCACAAACAACTCTACTGCGAACAATGTGGTGACTCCGATTGGCTAATCGGCCCATTCGAAACCATCAAAGAATTATGGTCGCTCATCAAAGACAGCTGCGACATAGACGGCTGCGGTGGTTTACCACTACAATACCTCTATCCTCTTATAGTTGAATGGTTTAATTTACCCGACGTTGTTGAATATGAAAACGATTACGAAAGAGATCGAGGTATCTGTTACCACAGCGACGCAGAGATTATTGCGAGAATTGAAGAATTAATTAAGGAGAACTAATATGGAACTTTACGAAATTATACACAAAGTATATCAAGCAAAATCTATATATGGCTGGTTCAACCCAATATGTACCACTGTCACTGTAACTATGGACAAAGATATGGCAGAAAAGATGTTGCAAATCTATTTATCTAATTGTTTAGAGTGGGAAACCTATAAAATAAACACAGTTAAAGAAAAGATTAAGGAGAACAACAATGAGCAACATTCAAACTAATAACAACTGCACAGTTATCGGCAACCGCGTCTGGATCAACGGCGAAGAGTTGCCACCCGCACCTACAAAAAGTAAAAACTCGTCGGTCACCCAAATAGATGGCAAAGTTTACATTAATGGTTACGAATTTAAAAAAGGAAAGTGGAGAAGAACCCTTAAGGCTCTTTGGCACTTACGGTTTTAACTATGAAAGAACCCAAACCTACCTTCGAGCAATGCCTCGACCACATAGAAACCACCCTCGGACATAGACTTTTAGATTGGCAAAAGGATTTTTTATATATACTCTATGAAAATCCACGTAGCTATGTTATTCCGGCTAGGTACCACGGCAAGCGAATACTTAATGAAGCAATTAAATCATTAAATAAATTATTAGAAACAAAGGAGATGAGCCAAGATGAAATCCTTGAATACCTCAACAACTATGGATTGCAACAACTGTAAACACCTAAATATAACCGAGGCCGAACAAAACATCATAAAACAGCGTGATGGCACTTGCCCACCCCACATTTGCACGAAGTATAACCAACGAGTGTTGCACCGTACCACAAATAAAATACATAACGCATATATTTATCCTTGTGATAAATGTTTAAAGGAGAATAATAATGAATAAAAATGAAACTATATCATGCGTAAACAACTACTCTCGCCCCGAATGGGAACGTTGGACTGGAAGTAATATATGTCCAAGATGCGCTAGTGATGAAATAGAATATAATACGCAACTCATATTAACTAGCAACCCACCTAAAGCACAATTAAGATGTAAAAAATGTGACTTCTATTTTACTTCTGGATTTGAAACAGAATGGACGGACAACGACGCTTTGAATAAACTATGGGGGCACGACCAATCCATTTTAGGAACACCCAAGGTCGGAGATTGGCCACCGTCACCACAACCAGGCGATTGGCCACCGAGCCCAACACCTTGTGACCCACCGAGCACGCTTAACTACGGTTGGATTTGTCCTAAGTGCGGCAAAGTAAATGCACCACATAGAGATTTCTGTGATTGTTCTGGTGGTGGTTATTATCCAAATATTGTTTATTGTGGTGGAACATCGGTAGGTAATCCAAATCCAGCACCAACAATAACAGTATCAAGCAATACGACAAAGGAGAACAAAAATGGATGAAATAAAAATAGGACAAAACGACTGTGTAATTAAAACAGACATTGCACCGGTGTACGAATTTGTTATACCTTGTTTAATTTGTGGCGAAGACGTATCGATATCAATGTGGCATGGTGGCCCAAAAATCTGCGACAAGTGCAAAGCGGCAATTATGCACGTTAGAAAACAATTAGAGGAGAATTAAAATGGATATACATAACTTAGAATATGCAGCAAATATGTTTTTTAAAATGTGTGTTACACACCCAGAGATTTGTCCACATGACTTTGAATGGTGTAGTTCTAACTACAAAGAACGCAAACATTATTATCGCTGTAGATTATGTGGAACAGAGACAATAGAAGAAATATCCGAGCAAGAGGTGTTAGATTATTGTAAACGTTGGGATTATGACCCAATCACTTTTGAAAAAACCAACAAGGAGAAGTCTAACAAATGAAACAAGAAGAATACATTAAAACTATCGTCTACAACGGTCACATGATCAACCTTGGGCAAGACGACTATGGCCAAACCTATATTATCGAATACCTAGAAGACGGCGAACTGAAAGAAGAATGCGTCGGCGCTTATGTAACTGATTATGAAGATTATATCGAGTATAGATTCGGCAATCCAGAAATCAACTGCCCTATCTATAACGAAGTAGTTACCACGGACACAGAGTGCTGCACACAACAAAACAAGTCACTCTGCCTCAAATGTCGCAAGCGTTGGAACAACGTTGACTACGCGGCGTGGCAAAAACGCCAAGAAGAATTTGCAAAATGGTTGGAGGAGAATAAAAATGAATGAAACTAATAAAAAAAATAAAAAAATTTTAAGTGATGGTGAGAATATGAGTAAAGCGTATATAGTATATCAGTCTTTGAATATTTGTGATGATTCAAGCCCTATTGCCGTATTCCTAGATGAAAAGAAGTGTGATGAGTTTATTGCAGAAAAGAATAAAGATTGGTACGAAGACGATAAACGAGAAGCAGAGTGTATAAAATGTAGAGGCTGTAAGAATAAATGGGATGATGTTGAAGATGGTGTCTTCTTATTAAAGGACACTTGTGGACGAGCAAACATTGGAACTGATAGATATGGTATGTATTGTGAAAATGATATGCACGAATACCATAAACGCTCATCTGATTATTATTCAAAGTATGAAGTTGATTTAATGGACTAACACATAAAAATAGAGTTTTAAGATATAAGATAATGTGTGTAATTAATTATTGATTATATATAGTAGTTTATAGTCAATAATTTGAAATAATTTTAAAAATACCCCTCAAATCAGTTGACAAATATTTCCAAATGTGATATATTGGTTACGAAACAAAATGATTATAGGAGTTTAATTATGGAAGAAAAAAGAAGTTTTTTAACAGAAGAAGAAAATGAAACCCCATACGAATTTATAGTTCGTGATAAACTTACAGAACAACGCAAGCAAATCAAAACTTTTGAAGATCTCACCGCTTTTATCAAAGACGTTGAAGAGCATTACAACTGTGGTTATGGCGAAGCACCTCGTGCAATAGCTCAAGCTGCACTTGCGGTAGCTTGGTATCTTTCAAGCAAATTCGGCATTACTGGATTTCAAGCTGGTGCCGTAACGTGGGATTTTATTACTGGATGGAATTGTCTTGACAATAAATGTGGTCTCAAACTTGTTGATTATGATAATATGCTTTATCCACAGTATTATCATAAGTTTAACAAAACAATTAGTTCAGATATCTGGGAAGCTTTACAAAAACAAGCACAAGAAAATCTTAGTTCATCAGAATTTGCTAGCCAATGCGTAAGAACTCATTGGAAGAATATTATAGATGGCGAAGTGCCGTTTGGTTATACTGTGGTAGATGATTAAGGGGAAACAACTATGGTTTGTAAAAGAAAAGGTATAGAATGTCAATATGTTGACCCACAAAAAGGGACTTGTAATACATATTGCTTTTATAATTATCCTGATATTGATGTTAAAAACAAAAACAAATTAAAAAATGGTTGGATGGAGGCAAAGTAATATGTTATGGTGGCAGATTTTAATAATTATTTATATGGTGACACATTTTTTAGGATTTATTGTTATTGCATGGATTCAAGAGGAATTTAATATAACATTTCTTTCACCTTACACTTTATATAAATATTGTAAAGTTAATATGTTTGGTGCAATATTTTTGTGGTTATTACACTTGGCATTTACACCTATTTACGCGTTAATAGGTTTGTTTATTTGGCTGTGTACTATTGGGAGGGATTAAGTTATGTATAGAATTCTAAAATATGGAAAAGATTTGTTTTTAATTATTGAACCTACTAGACAATCAATTATAAGAAAAGAAGATGGTTATAATATGTTAACTTTTAAGAGTAGGCAAGATGCATTAGAGTATTGTAAAGAAAATAAATTGGAGGTTAACCACAAATATGAAACAATTTAAATGTAAACATTGTGGCGAAACAAGAGACGTTAGCTTCTGGAAAGAAGTAAATTCATTTCATCTTTTTGGCAAATGGGTATATGTTAAGTGCCCACATTGTGGTAAGAGAAGTTGGATGAAAAGAGTAAAAGAGGATAAATGATATGTCAATACAATCAATGAATGAAGGCACTGTGTATATTGAAGATCCACAAAAGGCAAAAGAAATTAAAGACGCACTAAATAGTGAAGAAAGTGCTTTTGCCGACGTTAAACCTAAAGAAGATAAGGGTATAACATTAGAAGCGGAAGATGGACGAAAGTTTTTTATCTCAGAGGATAAAATATTTGCCATAGATAAATACGGCAATGTTATGAAATACAGTGATGGGTTTATTCACTACAAACAAAATGCCCCTACTTACGACGAACTTTATGAGCATTGGCTCAAAACAAAAGATAAGCCGAAAAGAAAGCGCAAGAAAGTTGAAATTGAGCAACTACCAGGGCAACTTGATGTATTTGATATTATTGATAACAAAACAGAATGATTAAAGGAGAAAAACAATGAGTAATAAAAAAGATTCGCTTGGCGATCGTATGAAAGAAAACTATGAGAACCGTGCCAAGATTTATTTGGTTCGTAGGATGCCAGTCATCATTAGACTTGACGGCAAAGCCTTCCACTCGTTCACAAAAGGATTTGATAAGCCTTATGACGAGATATTCCATAATGCAATGAATGAAACAATGAAATATTTATGTGAAAATATTCAAGGCTGTAAACTCGGCTATACTCAATCAGATGAGATTACTCTACTTCTGACCGACTATGATACTCTTACGACAGATGGTTGGTTTGATTATTCTGTACAGAAGATGTGTAGTGTTTCGGCAAGCATGGCTACTTTGAAATTCAATCAGGTGATTGATGAAGAATTTTGGGATAATCAGGATAATTTAAGCAATCATTTTCGTAGAACCGAAGAAGATGAACATATAGCTAATAAGCTTTATAATAAAAGATTTAAGGCTATGTTTGACTCTCGTTGCTTCAACATTCCCGAGGATGAAGTAACTAATTGCTTCATCTGGCGTCAGCAAGATGCAACCCGTAACGCCATCCAGATGCTCGGTCAGTGCAACTTCTCTCACAAGGAACTACAAAATAAATCTTGTAATGATATTCAAGATATGTTAATGCTACAAAAAGGTATTAACTTTAATGATATGCCCACAGAGTTTAAGCGAGGCGTTTGTTGCATAAAGAAAGAAGTAGAGAAATTATGGGAAGAAGGTATATCAATAAATAAAAAATGGTGTATCGATAAAGAGATTCCCATTTTTACACAAGACAGAGATTATGTTGAAAATACGTTTAGGGAGAGCAACAATGGTTAATTGGACAAAAGAAGATGTTGAATTTATTTGTACAAATATAGTTCAGCCAGCACTTGAAGCAACTATAAAAGGAATTGCCGAAGCAACAGAAAAATCTGAAGAAATAACTGATAAATTTCTTAAAATAATCGGAGATGCCATTCAAGAAATCAGATATGAGCAAGAGCGCGACAGAAGATTTTATAAATCATTATTGACACAAGCACTTTATATGAATGAAGCATCATATGATAATGTTTATAAATCTTGGTGCGAAGAGTTTGATAAATTAAACAAGGAGAAGATTATATGCGAAAAGAAATAGAAAAGGTTTGGCAAGAATTTTGGAAAGATATTGTCTGCGATGAGAACGGTAGTATTAATTTAGAACAATTAAAAAAAGAATTACATGATTTTTATACCATAATGCAAGAAGTTCCAAAAGTTTATAGTGAAATTACGGGTGGAATGTTAAGTTATATCACTTATCCAGCCGAAACAGTTTTAGGAGTTTATTATGATAGGTTTGGCAACAAGATATGGTCGCTTGAATGCTTACCTGATGACTGGGATGACATTACCGCAGATTGCGAAACAAATGAAGATTATAAAAAGGTACTTTTTAAGTACTTAGAGATTGAAGAAGATGAAGGTTATATAAATTAAAGGAGAAAATAAAAGAAATGAGTATATTTTTTACAGCAGATTTGCACATCGGACATCAAAACGCAATTAAGTTCGACAAGCGTGGATTTAAATCCGTAGAAGAAATGGACGAAGAATTAATCCGTCGTTGGAACAACAAGGTTGGTCCAGACGATACGGTTTATATTTTAGGAGATGTTGTTTGGAAGACACGCAATGACGATGCCCCCAAGATACTTAAACAACTTAATGGTCATAAGATTCTTGTTAAGGGTAACCACGACCAATTTTTGCGTAATCCTGAGGCAAGAAAGTGCTTTGATGACATTAGAGATTGTTATGACGTTCCCGTAACGCTCAAGGATGGTACAACTCGTCGCTGCATTCTTAGCCATTATTTTATTCCTATGTATAATGGACATAGATATGGAGCAATTCATTTGCACGGACATTCACATGTTGGTGACGAAGCAATGGTAGAGATTGCAATTGCTGAAACATTAAATGAGCGTGGGCTTCAGAATGAAATCTATAATGTTGGATGTATGTATTGGGATTACGAGCCAGTGACATTAGATGAGATTTTAGCAAATAAAAATAGAATGAAAGAAGTGATGATTGGATTGGAGAATAAGTAAATGAAATATTTTGTTACAAGTGATGTGCATAGTGCGTACACACCGTTAATGAATGCTTTAATAAAAGCGGGTTTTGATAAAAATAATTATGAGCACAAAGTTATTATATGCGGTGATTTGTTTGATAGAATGGATGAAACAGTACAAGTATATGAGTTTGCTAAAGAGATGGCAAAGCAAGGTAGGTTAATTTATATAAGAGGAAACCACGAAGATTTACTCTTTGATTGCGTGGATGAGCTTAAGAAAAAATACACTCCGAGTCGCCATCATTTTAGCAACGGTACTGTAAAAACAATTTGTCAGTTCTGTGGTCAGAGCGAATGGATTATTCACGACCCCGCTTCGAGAAGTCAAATTTTAGATACTATGCAACCAATATTAGATTTTATTAATGAAAATTGTGTAAACTATTACGAAGTAGGCGATTATATTTTTACCCATGCTTGGTTGCCAACCTATTATCATTTAAAAGATTTTAGAGATGCCGACGAATCTGATTGGAAAGAAGCAAGGTGGATAAATGGTATGGATATGTGGCAAAATCCTAAAAACAGAGTTGATGGTAAAACAATTATTTGTGGTCATTGGCACACATCTTGGGGACATGCTTATTTACATGATGATGGTTTTGAGTGGGGCAAAAATGTCGCCAAATTTGAACCTTTTGTTGATGTTGGTATTATGGCTATTGATGCTTGTGTGGCTTACAGCGGTAAAATCAACTGTGTAGTTATAGAATAATGGCAAAAATTTCAAAATATGCCGTCATTCTGCTTGACATACATCAAGTTTTGTTGTATAATTTCAACACAACAAAATAACTAGGAGGAGTTGATTATGTATGGTGCATGGTTTTTAATACCACTGTTTTGCATAGGTTTAAGATTAATCAGCAAGAAAAAGAAGAAATTTTAACAGAACAAAATGATTAAGGCGGTGTAAGAATGGCAAAATCACAAAAAAATCAAACTTTTGTGTTAAAAATTAATACTGGATATCTATCTAAGAATAATTGGCACCTAACACTTAAGTTAAGTGAAATTAGGAGAAGACCTCAGCTTGTAGTTAGCTTGGGGTCATCTCAAGTTCTTAGGTGGATGCCAGAATTAACTGGAAAACACGACGCTGATATTGAAGCGTCAAAGATTAAACAAGAAATTAAATACTTAAAAAAACAAGGCAATTCGTTAGAAAATAAGAAAAAAATTAGTCAAAAATACGATGAGTTGTATGAATTACAGTTTCAACCACATTATATGATGCTTGTTATGGATTCTACTAAAGATTACCAGTATGCGTACAAACATGGCTTTTCTATCACGATTGATTATGGACATAAAACAGAAACAGTAGAATATAAAAGATTTCTTGGCACTGCTGGTTCTATAAAGAAAAGTACAATTATGTTTGTAAATAGAAATATTCATAGTCAATTGGTAGAGAGGATTAACAATGGACGTTACGAGGGACCACAAACAAACGAAGCGGTTAAAACTTACAATGGAAAAGAATTGAATTATAAATTTATACCAGCTAAAATTAATGCTTATTTTGCTCTTCAGTGTTCAGCAAGTATACCCGTCCCTTGGCCTCGTGTTATTGTGGTTGATGACGCTAGCACTAAATTCAGAGATGTTGTAAGAATAGTGAAGAATACTGGCGGAGAAAACCCAGAATGGCCTAGTGTAAGCGAAGCAAAAGAAATAGAGATTGAAATTAATACCTGTGATGGCATGGGTTTTATATCACCTGAGATGAGTGCTAAGTGGGCAGAGGCATTAAATGAGGGTTCAGAGCCTTTGTCTGGGTTTAATACTCGTTGTGCTTTCCTAAAAGGTATGGTATTTACGGTTGATTTTAAAAAATTCGCAGAAGAGGTCGCACATACCTACATCATCAAAGATGCTTGGGGTGATGAGCGAGATGTTAGAGACACAGACGTTATTTTAACCGTATCAATGCTAAAACTATGGAACTCATACGCTGGATACGAAGATTATTACAATAATTGTATGAAAAATGGGTATGAATTTTGTATAGCAAAGAGCACACCTCACGATCTTCGCAATGTTCATACTACTAATTATCAGTATTTACAAGATTTTCGCTTCACAGACAAGCAAATTGATGAACTTATAGAACCAACTGTGACAAAAATTAAGGACTGTCTTGGTTTAGACTGGCGAAAACTGATTTTATATATGTGTGGTTCAGGGCTAGACGAGAAAAATGTGTTACATATGGAGCCTATATGTAAGGCAATTATGGCTAATCCAGAGCTAATAAATGACCCTTATGTTAGGTCAAAGGTTAGTAGAATGATACAAAAACGCATAAATTCTGCTAAAATTGGTGTTTTAGATGTCAATGGAGATTATGCAATTGCTGGAAATGACCCATATTCTTTATTACAAAGCATTTTTGGGCTAGAAATTACAGGATTATTAAAAGCAGGAGAGTGCTACCATAAATATTGGTCAGATAATGGCGCAGAAGAAATATGTGTGTTTAGAGCACCAATGACTTCGATAGAAAATGTTTGTAAACTTAAAGTCGTAACAAGTCCAGAAATGGAAAAATGGTATCAGCATATTAAAACTTGTATTCTTTTAAACAGTTGGGATACAACAGCGATTAGATGTAATGGAGAAGACTACGATTCTGATTCAAATTTTTGCACTGACAATAAAGTTTTACTTGAAGCATTCGAATATAAAACAACTTTAATGTGCGAACAAGAAAGTAGTGTTAAAAAAGTGCCTACCGAAGAAGATTATGTTAAATCAGACATAAATGGTTTTGGCGATTCTATAGGAAGTGTTACAAATAAAGCTACAAATATGATTTCTTTAAGAGAACAATTCGATAAAGATAGTGAGGAATATAAGCGTTTGACATATCGAATAAGCACAATGATGAATTATCAACAGAATGCTATCGATAGAATAAAAGGCGTTGTTGCTAGACCTGTACCAAAAGAGTGGCTTGATTCACGTTTGTTTAAAATTAAAGAAGAAGATGATGAAGCAACAATTCTTGATAAACAAATTAATGTAAATATAGCTGCGGAAGTTAAACCTTGGTTTTTTATTTATCGTTATTCTCATTTAAAATCAGAATTAGATAAATATATGAAATCAGTAAAATCAAATTGTAAGATTCGTTTTGGTAAAAATTTAGACGAGTTATATGTAGATGATAATAAGTCGGAAGAAGAACAGCTTTTTATATATAATTATGAAAAATATATGCCAATTAGTAGAGCTCCTGGTACAATGAATCGTATTTGTTGGAGAATAGAAGATGAATTTCAAACTACTGACGTGTTACCAGATGTTGAATTTGATTATTCGATATTAAAAAGCAATGCAGAGTACACAGAAGAAGAATATAATTCCATTAAGCAATTATACGAAGAATATAATGCTAATATGCAACTGTTTTTAAAAGGGGTTAAAAAGAATGACTCTCAAAAAGAAGAGCGAGATGCCTTTGTTGCACAAATAATAGAAGAGTTTTCTAATGCTTGTTATACTGTTTGTCCCGATAGTGAGGTTTTAGCAAATATCATTGTTGATGTGTGTTACACAACTAACAAAAATAAATCATTTGCATGGGAAGTAGCGGGAGAAGAAATTTTTAATAATGTATTAAAAAACAATGGATATGTGTTAAATATACCTATAAAAGATGATAATGGTGATATAGAGTTTGGTGGACAAAGATTTGCGTTACAAACCAAACAGATTGGAGGTGGTTTAGATGTTGATTTTGAATGAAGAGAGATATGCTCAAAGTTTATATAATGGAAACAACGATACAATTAAGTCAGTAGTAGCTAAAATTGGCTATCTTACAAGATATAATCTTTATTCTCTCGAATATAATGACGAGGATAATTATAAATATACCGTGCAATGGATGAACGAAAACCATAGCAACTTTGATGAAAGTTATTATTCTAATTTGATTTCAGATGCTATTAAAAGGGCGCATAAAATTCCATTTTATCATATTGAAAACATCAAAATTACCCAATCTGAGTTAGATTTGATTGTTTCTTTGGACAATTTAAGAGCAGAAAAGGTGTTATTTGTGTTGTTATGTATGGCAAAACAGCAAAGCGTTATTAATGGGTTCACTAATGGTTTGGTTAGATATTCTCTTCCAGACCTATGTAAAACAGCAAGAATATCTGTACCAGCAGACGATAGAGAGTATATTTTATATAATATAGTACAAAAGGGGCTACTTGAGTGCCCCAAAAAGAACGATACTAAGTGTTTAATTGTTAATTTTATCAATGAAGATAACGATGTGGTGTTAGAGCTTGATGAAACTGATTGTCAAGAGCTTGCTTATGTTTATCTTAATTGGAAGAATGAAGGAAAAGGATATACTAGGTGTCAACGGTGCAATAAGTTAATCAAACAAAGCAAAACTAGGCCACGTAAGTATTGTGAAGAATGTGCTGAAATAGTTGAAAGAGAAAATTCTAAAGAACGAGTTAGGCGCTATAGAGAAAAATGTAACGAAAATCTCACACAACAAAATGATTAAAAAACAAGTAGGAAAAACCTAGGCGTATTTAATTTGGTAAAAAATAGTGTCGAGATTTTCCTAATGGATATAAAGGAAAACGCTTAGTATTTTCCTATCAAAAATAAAAGAATTAAAAGGAGAACAAAACATGGAAGAAATTAAACTCGAAGAATTACTCGAATGTGTTCCAGAAGGCATACCTAACATGCAACTACCAGACCCAATTTTAAGAAATCGCTACCGTGATGAGAAAGATAGAATATTTTGGGTAGATGATCAAATTGACGCACCAACGCTTGATTTGGTAAAAATGATTATGCGTTGTAATAAAGAAGACAAAGGCATTTCCGTTGAACAACGTAAACCAATAACGATTATGATTGATAGTCCTGGTGGTTCTGTAGAGGTGTTACTTACCTTAGTTAAGGCAATCGCCATTAGTAAGACACCTGTTAGAACAGTATGTTATTGCACAGCTTATAGTGCGGCGGCCGATTTACTTGCTTGTGGGCATAAAGGATTAAGATATGCGTTACCAGGCACTAACATAATGATGCACGCAGGAAGTTGTGCTTATCAAGGTACAGCTCAACAAGTTGAAGCAGCAAAGAAGTTTTACGATGCAATGGGCAAAAGAGTTACTGACCATGTTTATAGCATGACTAACATAGATACTAAAACGCAAAAGAAAATGAGAGACGATTATTATTTTAATGAAGAACAAGCTTTACAACTTGGTGTAATAGATCATATTGTAGAGGATTTTGATGAAATAACGTAAGGAGCTGAGTTCATATGGCAAAAACAAATAATAAACAAACTGTAAAAGTAGACGCACCAAGAACACTAGAAGATCACCCTTTTTACGGATTAAAATTGGACGATGACCAAAAGATTTTTAGAGACGCTATTTGGAATCCTGAAAAATTAGTTGTTTTTTGCAATGCCAAGGCGGGTACTGGTAAAACATTAATAGCTACAGCGACAGCAGATTTATTGGTTCAGTATGGTAGATATGAAGGAATTGTTTATATCTCAGCCCCTACTCAAGAAGGAAAATTAGGTTTTTTACCTGGAGAAATCGCAGAAAAAACACTTATTTATAATGAGCCATTTTTTGAGGCTTTAGTTAAATTAAATATTAATCCACAAACAAAAGTTAAGCAATTACTTGATGTTGTAAATCTAAAAAACGGAGAAGGATACATAGAAGCAATAACGCACGTTTACCTTCGTGGTTGTAACTTTGAAAATAAGGTTGTAATTTTAGATGAAACACAAAATTATTATTGTGATGAGCTTAAGAAAACTCTTACTCGTATGAGTGATAACTGTAAGGTTATTGTGATTGGACATAGCGGGCAAATAGATTTATATCATAATCCTGAAAACAGTGGATTTGTTCGTTATTTAAATCATTTTAAAGATGACCCAAGAACAGCAGTATGCGAACTTAAAACTAATCATCGTGGTTGGATTTCAAGTCATGCAGATGATTTAGAATATTAAAAGGAGAAAAGATTATGGCAGAAAAGGTAATCAAACAGATGAAAGTGAGTGCGAGTGGCATTCTTAATATCGAAGACAAAGATGTTTTGATTGAGGTAGAAGATGTTGGGACATTTAGTTTAAAGAAATTATTAGTTAATTTTGATGGATATAAAGTTAAACTCTCTTGTTCGTATGACGAAGAACAGAGTGTACCCGAAGAAGTTGAAGTAGATAAAGAAACTGGTGAAATAATTTAAACACAATGGGCTGGGTGAAATTCCCTAGGTCCACCTACGGAGGGGATGTTCCCCTCCAAAATTAAACTACCATCATTGTAGTTTTTACTCTTAATTGGTGCAGGTGTAAATGTATTAAACAGCCAAAATAATTTAAGGAGTGAAAGATGATGTTTGATTTTAATACAGATAACTGTAATGCTTTAGCGCTTGCTTTATATTTACAGGTTCTTGCCGAATTAAATGGCAACAAACACAGAGATAACGATTAACTACAAATCTTTATCTTTTACATTGCAGAGTAGAGAAGTTGGTCATCTCGCCGTCCTCATAAGTCGGAAATCATTGGTTCGAATCCAATCTTTGCACCCATTTGGGGAATTAACTCAGTTGGCAGAGTGTCTGCCTTGCAAGCAGAATGTCGCAGGTTCGACTCCTGTATTCTCCACCATAAAGGAACTGATTTATGTGAAAAGCATATAGTCAAAGCTCTCTTGACGATAATTATAACCATCGGTTTAGCCGACTCTGCGGGGCGAGGTTGAGAGAAAGTGTGCGATAGCTACGGGGTATAATCAGAGATTTCACGGACGCAAATCTATCCTTAAAAATGTAGCAAATTGACCCATTGGTGCAGTTGGTTAACACGCTTGCCTGTCACGCAAGAGATCAGCGGTTCAAGTCCGCTATGGGTCGCCAACAAACACAATACAACGAAGAATATTGAGGTTAATGTATTCTAAGGCAATTGATAGGGGTAACCCACCAAAGAGCTAATAGGATTTTTCTAATACTGAAATTGCATAGGTATTAGACTTTGTTGACCTAACTCTACCCAAGGCAATTAGTATTGTGTTAAATATTCCTCTATAGCTCAGCGGTAGAGCCCGCGGCTGTTAACCGCGTTGTCGTAAGTTCGAGTCTTACTGGAGGAGCCAAAAGGTATGGTTTTGTTGTTACGAAGCTATAGATTCACTTCTAGTTGGAGTGAAGTACGGGTTATGTTGAATAACTACTCTGAATCTGGATACTTAGATATCTTGATTCAGATAAATGCCCAGTTGGAGAAGCGGCTTAACTCACCACCCTTTCACGGTGGCATTCGCGTGTTCGAATCACGTACTGGGTACCAGGCATAAAGTATATCGCTTGAAATAGAGTAGAACTTGTGAAATACGCCCCTATATACGGCGAGGAATAGTATATATTATGCTTCGGTAGCTCAACTGGCAGAGCAGCTGATTTGTAATCAGCAGGTTGATGGTTCGATTCCGTTCCGAAGCTCCAATAATAAAAGTTGCACTTTAAATTGCACTTTAAATGATTAAAATAAAAGAAAGGAGAAGAAATTATGACAATAACAAAAGACCAAATGGCAAGGGTGTTAGCTGAAAAAACTAACTTTTATTTAAAAGACATCAAAGATGTGCTTTCAGCAATGGACGACTATGTAAAAGAAGTTTTTGCGGAAGTTACTGACGACGAAGAAATTTCTATTAGAATAGTAGAAGGTATCGCTGTCGGCTGTAAGGTGATACCAGAAAGAGAGCGTGTCAACCCTCAAGACCAATCACCAGTCATTGTTAAAGCTACTGTAAAACCTTTTGCGAAGTTTAGTGATGTCTTTAGGAGCACCATCCAAAAAAATTATGAACGTAAAAAATCAGAGGACGCATAATATTATGTGTTCTCTTTTTATATATAGAAGAATTTATGAGGAGAAAATTTTATGAAAGAAAAAATTAAACAAATAATAGAAGGTAAAGACGAATACAAAGCACTATGGGATGTAGGTAAAGCAAAAGACGCAGGTTTATTAGAAGACATCACGTGGCCCGAAATAGCCGAAGTTTTTAACAAACAATACCGTGAAGACGAAACTTGTTATTATGATTCGAGTGCGTATAGGAAGAAATATAGAAACTATATAGACGCTTACGAGCAGTTATTTAGTAAAGATAATTTTACTGAAAAACAAAATTCCGAATATGTGGCTCAAAAAAGAGAATTGCAAAAATTAAAAATTCAAATTCAAACTGAAAAACTTGAGAATAACAAATGGCTTCGTGAATATGCTAGAGACGAATTAATTGCAGAGCATATTTGTAGTGCAATTAAAGAACTCAAACCATTAAGTATTCCAAAGTGTAGAAATATTGGTGCAAAACCTAAAAGTGCCATTTTGGGTTTTGGCGATGAACATTTTGGTACAGAGTTTACTATATATGGACTTTATGGTGAAGTTATCAACTCTTATAGTCCAGAAATATTTGAGCAAAGAATGTGGGATTTATTTTATAAAGTATTAGAAATTGTAGAAAAAGAAGATATTGAATTATTACATATTTTTGCACTTGGGGATTTTACAGATGGTGTGCTTCGCTGTAGTCAGTTAATGAAATTAAGATATGGGGTTGTTGAAGGTACCGTAAAATATGCTGATTTTATTTCAACTTGGCTTAATGAATTATCTAAACATGTAAATATTAGATATCAAATGACCTTTGGGAATCATAGCGAGCTGCGCATGTTAAATCAGCCAAAAGGCACTTTCAAAGATGAAAATACTGGTTTGTTTGTTAGAGAGATGATTAAAACTCGTCTTGAAAATAATCCTAATTTTGAAATGATTATTAATCCAACAGGATTGATATTTGATAAAGTAGCTGGTTTAAATGTTTTAGCCATACATGGCGAAGTTAAGGATATGGAAAGGGCAATGAAAGATTTTTCTAGTACATACAACACAGATATTTCAATTCTTATTGGTGGGCATATGCATCACTATAAAGCAGAAGTTGTTGGTGTTAATAGAGAAGTTGTTAACGTGCCTTCGATTATTGGTATAGATGATTATTCGATGTCTTTAAACAAAACATCTAATCCAGGTGCAACACTTTTAATGGTCGAGCAAGATGCAGGAATTAGTGTTGAGTATAAAATTAAACTTTAATATATAACATTTTTATTACATCATTAACATTCAAAATGTTATATATATAAAATAAATGTTAAACAAAACAAAATGATTGCAACTGTTTTTGGTTGCAATCTTTGTTTTTAACTAAAAATGATTAACTAAAAAGGAAGAGAAAATTATGGAAAACAAAAATGTAAAAAGTAAACTATGTTTTGACATGCGTGTATGTCGTAAGCTTATTCATATGGGTTGCAATGTAATTGATTGCAAACCTTTAAAAACAGATAAAACAAGAACAGTTCTTGTTTTTGAAGACAATGAATTGTTCCAAAAGGCTTTTGAAGAAGTTACAGCTGAGTTTAAGGCCAAAGATGAACTTAAAAAATCACAAGAAGAAAAACCAGAAATGATAGACTAATGTCGTAGCGACAAATCTATAAAGGAGGTGGACGCTTATGGCAGGAAAACCAATGGGAAAATCTAAGCCCATGAAAAAGATAGAAGATATTCCTAAAAAAGAAGAATTTTTATGCTATTGTTGTGGTGAAATTAAACCTCGCTCTAAGTTTTACACTTCTACAGATGCATTTAATTCTGTTGGGGTAATTTGTTATTGCAAAGACTGTTTGGAGAAGATTGCGAGAAATTATAATAATAATTACAAAGAATTCGGAGATGTCACTAAAACCTCTTTAATGGAGGCATGTGAGAGAATGGATGTGCCATATTTGGAACGAGTTTGGGAGGCTTCGGTTAACGAGGTTAACGATCCTAGTTTAAAAAAACCAAAGACAAATGTATGGGCAGCCTATGCTAAGAATATCAAACTGCATAATTATAACGGTTTGCGCTGGAGAGATGGGGATTTGTTTAAGAACAATGAGCAATCAAGCGTATCTACTGACGAGGATGTAATTAAAAATCCAGATGTTTGGAACGAGTACCAAACTAACAAGAGAGATATTATACGACTTGTTGGCTACGATCCATTTCAAAATTATCCAGCAAAAGAAGATTTACCAGTATTATATGCACAATTAATTAGTTTTATTGATGAAGAAACTAAAAATGATGGTATGAAGATGAATGCGGTTATACAAATCGTACAAGCATTCAATCAAATACAAAAGATTAATGATGCAATTAATGTATTATCTTCAGATGTTACCAAATTAAATAGTAATAATGGCACAATCAAAGGGCACGCAGATACAATTTCAAAGCTTCTTTCTGGTGCAAATGCATTAGCTAAGGATAATGGAATTTCTGTAAACTTTAATAATTCAAAATCCAAAGGACAAAACACTCTTACTGGGAAAATGAAAGAGTTAGATTTAATTGGATTTAGAGATGCAAAAATTAATATGTATGATATTGATTATTGCAAAGGTATGCAACAAGTAGCTGAAATAAGTGCAAAAGCACAAGTTGATCAAATTGGATTTGACGAAAATGTAATGAACGAAATATCAAATATTAGACGTGAACTTGTTGATGATTTGCAAAAACAAAGAGATAAAGCCGTAGAACGAGCAAGATTACTACTTGTTGAAAACAAAGATTTAAAAGAATTTATAAAAGAAAAAGGATTAATTGACGAGTTTGGGAAGGTGATTGACAATGAGTGATATTATCTTAACTGAACAACAAATAATTGAAAACTGTATAGAAGATTGTTTTGAGGGGTTTAAAGACTTATGTAAAGAACTTGGAGATATTTTTTATGAAGGTGGAATTTTCGTAAGACCAAACTTATATGATATGACTACAAAAAAATATCGTGAAAAATTAAATTTGGCAGAATTTTTACAATGGGGAAGAAGAAATCCTTCACGATTTATCGAGGAGGTTTTTGGTGTTCAATTAATGGACTATCAAAGATATCTTATTGATAGTTCTTGGAATAAACCATTTGTGGCTTGGGCAATGAGCCGTAACGGAGGGAAATCTGTACTCGCTGCATTGTTTATTATGGCAAAAATGCTACTTATTCCAGGGTTTAAAGCATACATACTTGCCGGAGTTGGCTCACAATCTATTGAATTGTTTACCAAGATGGAACAATTTGCTATGAAGAACATATCTTCTTTTACTAATTTAAATGACGTGTTCCAAAGCAATGTTGTTAAATCGCAAGCCAACTCAAGTGGTTGGGTACATAATCCAGCTTCATATACTGTAAGAACTTATGGTGGCTCACAGTGTTTTACATTGAACGGTGCGTTCGATAATAATAGAAGTAAACGTTCAAATCTTAATGTATACGACGAAGCAATGAATGCCCCAGATGAACTGTTTCACACCTCTGAACCGTTTACCACTCAGAACTCTGAGTTTAAAATGGGTAAAGATTTTAATGCAGAAGACTTAATGGCAGAACCAATTCCATTTCCAAACCAATTACTATATTGCTCATCGGCAGGAAGAACCGATCAGTATTTCTTTAAAAAATATAGGGAATTTTCAATTCGTATGTTTGCTGGTGATAAACGTTATTTTTGTGCGGATATCTCTTGTGATGTGATTATTAACGCAACAGTGCATAACAAAATATGGCCAGTACCATTATTAACTCAAGAAAAAGTTGACCAAGCAATGCGTGAAGATAAAGAGGCGGCACTTCGAGAATATAAAAACATTTTTACTTCCGAAGGTGGAGATGGTCAAATTATCAAAAGGGCGACAATTATTAAAAACTCCGTTATTAGACCACCAAGGCTCAAAAATGATGGTGGTGATAGTAAGTGGGGTTTATTTTATGACCCTGCTCGTTCTAAAGATAACTCTGTTATTTTTATTCCAGAATATTATCAAGATCCAGTAGTTGGTTGGAAAATGAGAATTCAAAATGTTGTTAACTTAATTAACATAGAAAAAAAACACAAAACACCAATGACAACTCCAAATCAAGTTAAAGAATTTAAAAAGTTGTTATTAGCATATAATGGTGAACAAGCTGCTGATTATGAAAATATAATTAGCATTGGTATAGATGCCGGTGCTGGTGGTGCAGGTGTTAACATTAGCGACTTCTTTTGGGAAGATTGGTTTGATGACAAAGGTGTTATGCACAGAGGTTTAATTGATAAGGAGTATAGCCCAGAGGAAGTTAAATTATACCCTAATGCTATCACGGATAAAATGAGATTAATACAACCTTCCAAGTATAAGGTAGAAATGTTTAAAGCTCTGATTGAAATGACAGATATGAATCTTATTGAATGGCCAGCAGAATATGATGGTCGTGGTTATTTAATGATGATGTACGAACATAATACAAAAACTGGAGTAAAAACACTAAGATATATAGAACCAACAGAAAAAGAAGTAAAAGAACTTTCTAAAAAGGGAATTGAAATTGTTAGAGAGCCCTATCATCTTAATTCCGATGAAGAGGTTGCATTAAAACAAATTGATGCAATGAAAAACGAACTTGTTAATATATATAGATTTAAACAAGCTAGTGGAAATGATAGGTTTGATTTGGCACCTGATAAGGTAAACAAAATGCACGATGACCGTGCGTATGTTTGTGCAATGGGTGCTTGGGTATTACAGCAATTAAGAAGAGAACACTTGGTTACTCGTAAAAAACCTACATACAATATTATAGATAAACTGCCCGTAACACGGGCCAAACCAATAAATAAATTATTCGGATAAGGAGGTGAGATAATGGCTCAGCAAGAAAAAACAACTAAAGAAAAAATTGAATATTTATCAAAGCAAGAGCAAGGAAAGGCTGCGTTTGCCGCACTAAAGGGTGCGTTACAGTTGATTAACCTTGAAAAGGGTAAAACAATTACTTCGAATATATTCAACAAAGAGAATTTGCGTGCATATCTTCGTAATCCTGGTACTGAAAGTAACCAGAAGAATTTGCGTAAGTTAAGTAATTATCTTTACAACGTGTCTCACGTCTATAGAAGAATGATAAACTACAAGGCAGAACAGATTACTTGTAAGTCTTGGACGGCATACCCTATTCTCGATTTGGCGCAAGAAGTTGATACCGAAACGCTAAAACAGGAGTACGGTAGAATTACTCGTATTGTAAATAATATGCATATGGAACAGCAGATTTTGAAAATAATGTTACGAGCATGGAAGAATGATATTTCTGTTGGCTACATTTATGGTGACCCAGAAGGAGATGGGAGTTTTTACATTCATCCTTTAGATTTGGATTATGTGCGTATATATAGTTCTTCATTTTATCAAGGAGTGCTTGGTGTAGCGTTTGATATGAGCTATTTTAGAACATATCCAGATGATCTTGAGTACTACGATAAGGAGTTCCAAAAGCTATATAGACAATATGAAAGTGACAATATTCGTTGGAAAGAGTTGCCTATTGAAAAAACAATATGTATTAAAATTAATATAGACAACTTAGACTTTCCACTTGTTCCATTTGCTTCGTTATTGGAAGAAATTATAAACCTTGAAGATTTACAAGCTGTCCAAAACGTTGTTGATGAACTTGGGGCATATAAGTTGCTTTGGGCAAAGATAGGAACGCTAAGTGGTACAAATCAACCTGATGACTTTGAAATTGATTTAGATTTGGCGGCAGACTTCTATAACAAACTATTAGATATTGTGCCAGACGGGGTTACATTAGGTATGTCTCCTATGGATTTGGAGTTGATAGATTTTGGTAAAAACTCGGCAGCAGATGATGTCAATACATTAAGTAAAGCGTATTCTTCATTGATCGAAAGCAATGGTAGTATTGTGTTAAACTCTAATAGAATTACCAATAGTGAAAGCTTCAAAAAAGCGATGCTTGTAGAATGTCTTGATGCAATGAAGCCGGTCCAACAAATTAACGCATGGTTAAATTTGTATTTGCGTAATACATATAAGATTGAAAATTGGATGGTAGAATATAGTGATATATCGCCTTATTTTGTTGAGGATAGAATTAAACTACTAAAGGAAGCTGGTGGAATGTCATTACCAGTGAAACTTGAATACTATTCATTACTTGGTGGCAATCCGGCAAAAGAACGCGGTATGTCTGTGCTTGAAAAAGCATTGGGACTTGGAACTACCGAATGGAATCAACCTTTAGTTTCATCAAATACTCAATCGGGTAATGCATCTGACAAAGAAGGAGCCCCAATCAAAGACGGAGATGATTTGTCCGACGAAGGTGTGGCAACCAGAGATAAGAAATAACAAGAGGTGATGTTATGGAAAAGAAATTTATTGTAACAAAAGATGGCCAAGTTGCAACTAAGTTTATTGCGGCCGGACTACAGCTCGTCAGTGAAATCGCAGGTGTATACACATTTGTTAATAAAATACCTAAAAATTTTACATTCGACGAGATAGATAAGACAAAATATTGTTTTACCAATAAACTACATTTGTAATCTCCTTTTGGAGTTTTACATAAACAAAACTAAAAAAAGGAGGTGGAGATAAATGCCAAAGAAAATTTTAACGCTTGATAATTTATATCAGTTCTTTGTACAACAAAACCAAGCAGTGAATTTTAGTGCAAAAGAATCTGGCAAACCTATTGTGGTTTCTGTGCCTGGCAGTTTCGAATTAACCAAAGATGATATGCCTGGTATGTTGCAAACAAAGATTAAAGTTTGCCATACGGAACTAAACAGAAATGGTTCTTTTATATCTGAAGAAAACATGTTGAAAGCAATGCCAACATTGAAATATAGACCGATTCTCGCGTACATTCACCAACTTAAAGATGGTACATGGGATTTTTATGCTCACAACATTGAAATTGTAGAAAACGAAAATGGCGAAGAAGATATTGTTTATATTGAAAATCAAGTTGGTTGCTTTACAGCAGATGAACCATACTTAGAATATGATGCAGAACAAGATAAAACTTATGTTATGGCTAACGCAGTTATTCCAGAAGAGTACACAAAAGCCGCAGATATTATTCGTAGAAAGAATGGCACCAAGGTAAGCTGTGAGTTGGTGATTAACGAACTTTCTTACAATGCTAAAGAAAAATATCTTGATTTAACTGATTTTATATTCGGCGGTTGTACTCTACTTGGTTGCGACGACGAAGGTAACGAAATCGGAGAGGGAATGTTGGGCGCGAGACTTGACATCACAGATTTCTGCCACAAAGAGCCTACATTTAATTATCAAAACAAATTGATTGAAATACTTGAAAAGCTTGATTTTACGCTTTCAAGTTTCAATGATAAAAATTTAAATAAAGGAGGAGGAGAAGCTGTGAATAAGTTTGAAGAATTGTTACAAAAGTATAACAAGGCTACTGAAGATATCACTTTTGAAATCGAAGGGTTATCTGACGAAGAACTTGAAGCAAAATTCGAAGAAATTTTCGGTGAAGCTACTGAACCAGTTACAGAAGATCCTGCCACAGAAGGAGCTCCTGCTTCTGAGGGTGACGAGGGTGATCCTGTTGCTGAACCAACTTCCGACCCAGTTGTCGAAGAATCTGTGGTTGCAGAACCAGTTGTTGAAAATGCAAAGTTTATAAAGACTTTTACAATTGAATTAAGCCATGAAGATATTCATACGGCCTTGTATAATTTAATTGCACAATACGAAGAAACAGATAATTGCTGGTACTTTATTCGTGAAGTTTTTGATGATTATTTTTATATGCAAAGTTGGTCTGTGAACAAATTATACAAACAAAGCTACAAAGTTGATGGCGAAAACGTATCACTTGAAGGTGACAGACAAGAAGTATTTGAAATTATAGTTACAGAATCTGAAAAACTTGCTATTGAAAAACTTCGTAAAGACTATTCTGCACTTGAGGTTAAATACAACGAGCTTGCAGAATTTAAAGCCAACTATGATGCCGCTCAACTTAAGGCCGAAAAAGAAGCTATTCTTAATAAAGAAGAATATGCTTGCTTGGCTGAAAATGAAGCGTTCAAGAAGTTGGTTGATGAAGCCGATAAATATTCAGTTGAAGAACTTTCTGTTAAAGCTGACTTGGTGCTCGCCGCTTATGCGAAAGCTACATTCTCTGCTAATAAAGTGGAAGATGAAAAGCAAACTGCTATGAAGTTTAGCATTAAGAGTAATGATAAGGCTAAGAAAAAGGTTTATGGCGATTTATTTGATTAAACCAAATAGTGATATAAATCACGAAAATTAAATAGAGCCCTTAAGGGTTCTTTTTTAATACAAAAAATAAAAAAATTATAATTAAAATTTAGGAGGAAAAAATTATGGCTCAAGATATCATGAATAAACACTATGTTGCTGAAATTTCTAGAGTAGCAGCTGTGTATGGTACTGGACACATCCTTTCTGTTGAAATGGATGAAAATCGTGATAATGGTTCACTCGTTGCTATTGATGCATACAAAGGTGGCGAATATTACGGTGTAAAACCTTTTGCTGGCACACTTAACGCAAAGGTTATTGAAGTTGTTTATAATAGCAACTTAACTATGGTTCGTTTCGAACTTCAAGAAGATTGTGATGCTTATTTCATTCACAACCCTGAAACTATGCCTAACGATTTCTTAAAATCATATAAAGAAAGACATTGTTTCTATAACGCAAAAGGTGACCGCGTTAGAGCTTATCCTATGGTTAAGCATGATGTGTTTGCTGTTTCTGCGGACGCATTTGGTGATACAGTTCCTACTGTTGGACAATCTGTTACTTGGACAGATGGCACTGGTTACGTGGCTGAGTAATTTTATAAGGAGGATAAAGAATTATGGCTAATTTTATGAGATTTGATAGCACTGCAAAGTGTGCATTTAATAACGAACCTGAACAATTTGCTAACTTCCAAAAATTATTGACTGATGCAGCAAAGAAAAATGTTCAAGATTATTCTAAAGAAGAAGTAAAATCTAAAATTATTGAAAAGTTTAGAGCTGCCTTAGGTATTGAACCTACTGATAAGCCTAGTCAAGTTAAAAGAGCTGTTAGAGCAAACAGACAGCTTGTTTATGCTTTGATTGAAGAAACTATTGATGAAATGATTCATACTGGTTGGACCGAAGGTAACAAATTCTTCGACCAATTTGTTGAATACAAAAACCTTGCTTTGGATGACGAAAATGAGTTCTATGTAGAAGACGACTCTATTTTGAGTGTATCTAAAGTTTCAGGTAATCATCACAACATGATTCGCCAAAAGCTCGGAGCAGGTACACGCTTCTCTGTAGCTGGCGAATGGTACGGAATCAAAATTTATGAAGATTTTGAACGTCTTTTAACTGGTGCGGTTGAATGGAGCACTTTCGTTATGAAAGTTACTGATGCAATCAATCGTTACCTTTATGATGCCCTTTATGCAGCTCTTAGAGGTGCTAAAGACAGCCTTGGTGCTAACTGGGTTAAAAGTGCATCTCTTGAAACAGCTAACAAAGCAACTCTTGTTAAACTTTGTCAAGATATCGAAATGGCTACGGGTAGCCCTGTAACAATTTTTGGTGCACGTTCAGCTTTGTCTGCTTTAACAGCTATGTCTGATGTTAATTGGATTTCTGAAGCAATGAAAAACGAATATCATCAAAACGGCGGTATTTTAGGTAACTGGGAAGGATTTACGGTTGCAGAAATTGGTCAAGGCCTTAAGAGAGGTGCTGGTATCAATAGTGCTTCTGTTGAATATCAACTTGATACGGACAGATTGTATATCATTCCTACCGGTGTTAACCAAAAATTCATCAAGGTTGTTAACTATGGTGAAACCCAAGTTGACCAAGTAGCTGATAATAGCACCAACAGAGATGGCTCACACGAATACGAAGTGCTCTATAAAATGGGTATCAACGTTATTCTTAACACGGTATTTGGTGTTTGGGAAATTATCTAATTTAAAACAATAAGGAATAAAAGGAGAAAATAGTATGGCAGATACAAAAACTAAAGCATCTGTAGAAGATGCTATCGAAGAAACCGTTAAAGAAGAAACTGTTGAAGAAGTTGTTGTTAAAGAAGTTAAATCTACTCAGAAAAAGATTAATAAACCTAAGCATGATTCCGGCGAATTAGTACCTTGTAGAAGTGTACGTTTTGGTGAATTAAGATTAATTGGACCCAAAACTCGTATGCCTTACAGCTGGGCCAACGAAGGTGATGTGAGAGAAGTTGAATATCAAGATCTTTTATCTTGGAAAGCTTTGGGTTCTAAATATCTATACGAACCAATGATTATCATTGAAGACGAGGATATTTGCGAAGAATGGAAAGCAGACTTTGGTAAATTGTATGATGATTTACAACAAATAGATTTAAAAGCATTATTTAAACTTCCACTTGGTCGTTTTAAGGCACAGTTGCAAAAATTGCCTACGGGTATGAAATCTACTGTTCAAAACATGGCATATGCAATGATTCAAGATGGAACGCTTGACAGTTTGTCTATGATTAAAGCAATTGACGAAATTCTTGGTACGGAACTTAAAATGCTTATCTAAGGAGGCACACACCAATGACCTCTTATGCTGAAATTTTTAATTTAGCTTTATCGGAAATTACCGATCCTTCTCTGGCACAATGGCCGGAGGAGGATCTTTCCAATGAGTTGTATAAGTGGTTGCAAAAAGCAATCGGTAAATTGCCACAGATTCGTTCTGAGGTAGTTGAACGCGACGATTTTAAGCCCGCAAACGCCGATACTCTTGGTTTTGCGAACGATTTGTCGGATACCGTAAAAACAGTACTTGCGTTGGGAATTACTAGAGAATGGCTTAGACCTCAAATTTCATCTACGCTTAATACTTGGCGGCAGTTTTCAAAGAAAGAAGGTTATTCGCAGGCGGAACACTTAAAGCAACTTATGGCACTTGATGAAAAGTACAAACTCGAAATCAAGAAATTGCTTCGTGACAACACATATGTTAATAACGAATATTTTGATTAAGGGGTGTTTACTATGGAAAATAATTATACAAACATCCCATTAAATCAAATTGAAAAACAAAAACGTCATTTTTATGGAGCAATCATCAATATACTTCACATTCATGATGCTGACAGCCCATTTGTGGACGCAACTATACAAACAGTTATTAATGAAATATTGGGTTCAAATAAACTATTTGGGTATCAAGCCGAAGTACTTACCATTGTAAGTAATCTTGAAACGGCGAGAGAGTGCCCAGAGCAGTTTCGTAAATGTATTCTTGATGCTGCCAATATGGTAGATAAACTCAAAGGCGGTGATTTTAATGTATGAAGAGTTTCGTAATAGGATGAGCCGAAGAGGAAGTTTTATGGGCGAAACTATGCGTATACAATCTGATGCAGTTGTTAATGCAACTTGGTTAAATTCTGTGGCGGCACGCCGTGTACAAGTCAAATGGTTAAATCGTGGTTTACCGCTTGAGTACAAAAGCCCTGATGAGTTTGAAGACCCTATAGATGCACATTTTGAGTCAAAGAGTGCATACAGTCTTAACAGTGGTGAATCTCCTTACTATTTAACATTCCGTCCAGGCGAGTTGAAGAGACATCCTGAAATTAAAGTTGGCGCGTATGTAAGTATTCCAAATACGGACAATATTCCAGAATGGTGGATGATTGTTTTCATTGAAGATGATAACGAACTTAAAAAGTTACAAATACTAAAATGTAATTGGACTTTCGGTTGGGTTGTAGATGGAAAGATTTATCACCACCTTGGCGTACTTCGTCATGGTAGTTCTACCAGAGAGGCTGATGAAAATGCATACACAACCGTGGTTAATGGCAATGGGATAATATGGATGGCAACAAACACTGATACTCAAACCATTAGACCTGGACAACGACTTTTGATTTCGGACGAAGGTCGTATGCCCCCGCTTTGCTATAATGTGGCTACAATTACTGATACAATGCCCATTGGCGTTACAAAATTTGTAATTTCACAAGGCACATTTGATGCAGTCCATGATAACGCAGAGCTTATGCTTGCTAATTATTATGATAGTAATGTAGAGCCCGAAGAGAGCGAATCTGATACAGAAATTCTTGGTACGGCAATCATTACTTACAATGGTACGCAACCTACTATTAAAGTAGGAGGCTCATACAAGGTCTTTACGGCTTCATTTAGCGACGAAAATATTGTGGTCGATAAATGGCTCGTCAGCGATGAAAACGGCGATATTTCGACCGATACAAGCAATTATACAATTGAATATTTAGATAAACAAATGAAACTTAAGATAGCACTTAATTATGAATTGATAGGAAAGGTGCTCATCGTTCAAGTGATTGGCAGTGACGGTAGTACTGCCGAAATCAGAGTGGAGGTGGTATAAAATGAAACGTGATATTCAAAATATTGATGATGATATTATTCGCAAAAAACGTATTATTGAACAAACACTCTATTCTGATGAAGATATCGTGGAGTTACTTGATAACTCAGATATTGATCCGTCTTGTCCAGAAGAATTGGTATATTCGTCTATATATCCATTTATACGAATTCCTGGCACACAAGATAAATCAAAAAATTTCATCACCTTTTCGGTAAGCGACATGGGTCGTATACCAGGTAACGAAGTGATGAAATCTCAATATGTCCAATTTGTTGTTTTTGTACACAAAGATTTAGTAAAAACAAAATATGGTATGGCTAGACACGATTGTTTGAGTTATATCATTCGTGATATTTTTCATCTGTCCAATAAACTTGGACCACAAATGAATCTTGTTTCTAATCTTGAGGGTGCAACAGATACAGATTATATTACTCGTACACTTAAATTCGAATTAGTAGATGATAATTCTACTAAACCATTAAGAACTAATCCTCGTGAATATACTTACAAGAGGTAGTTTATGGAAGGATTTCAAGTAGACGAACTTAAACTGTATATGTCAGAAGATATAAAAATTGCAAATGGTATTATATTAAAGTGTCCTAAAATTAAAGATGTTGCAGAATACGGTGAAAGTGAATATTTTGCCATGGTGCAAACATTATGTGCGACACCAAGTAGTATGAAGGTACAACTTGATGATATGAAACTTAACTATATGAAAATTAAAGATTTTGAACTTTTTATGATGGTAGCACAGTCATTAAGTATAGAATCAACTAGGCTTCTTTTAGGAGATTTAGATTTAAGGAAATTTAAGCCTCACGCTATCAAAGATAGTGAAGAAGTTGTTTTGGTCTACGAGGGCACAGAGAATGATGAAAGTCCCATTATAATTAATCCAATTATTTATGAGGTTTTGGTGACTTACATTCGTAAGATGCACAATTTTAGGAAACAAGTAGATAAGGCTGGTAACGAAATTACTCGTAGACAATTAATTCGTTTAGCTCGTCAAGATGCCGAGATGGCAAAGAACAAACCACATGAGTCTTTTTTAAGACCAGTAATTTCGGCGGTCAAATGTCGTCAAGGATACTCAATGGATTATATAAAACAGATGGGTATTTTTGAATTAATGGATGATTTGTCAAGATTAAATATTATAGTTCAAGCTGATGCCGCATTAGGTGGTATGTATAGTGGTTTTGTTGACACTAAGAAAATGGACAAAACAGTATTAAATTGGACAAGAAATATAGAAGAAGATGTAAAAGATAATGGCAAAGCAATTGCCGATGGAGTGGTTAGATAACCGCTTTAACTTAAATTATTAAAAATAATATAAAATTTTTATTAAATGGAGGAAATTATTATGGCACAATACGCATTTGATAGAGCGATTTCAGTAGCTGGTACTTATGTTGGCGCAAATGCTGACAAGAAAATTGAAGCTGGTCAGCTCGCTTTCTGGGCAGAACAAATTACTGAGCCCACGCTCAACTTTACGAGCGAAACCGAAGAAATTATGGACGCACGTAACAACGTAGTTATGGTTCTTCAAAACGGTAGAGGCGCAACTTTTGGTGCTTCTAACGCATTCTTCAACACTTCTATCCTTGCTGCACAAGTTGGTAGCAAAGTAGAAGATTCTACTGGAGCACTTATTTCTAAGTTCGAAATGATTACAGCTGACAAGGATGGCGCTGCTACTCTTACTTATACACCTGTTATTAAAGAAGAAGATGGCGTAGCTCCTGTTGTTTACGAACTTGAAAGTGACGGTTCTTTCAAGACCGCTACCCCTTCTGTAACTGTAAAAGTTGAAGGTAAGGCAGTTACTGGTGGCGTTAAAGATGGCAAATATCTCGTTGTTTATGACATCGAAGCTCCTGCTGGCGAAAGAATTACTGCTCTTGCTGACGCAGAAAATGAATTACTTGATATCACAGCAGAAGTTCTTTTACGTGACCTTTGTTCTCAAGAAATCTACTTCGCGTTCTTATTCATGAGAGGTAAACTCTCTGGTGAAGCTGAATGGGGTATGGCTAGAGACGGTGCTCATGCATTTGAAGTTACCGCAATGCCCGACTACTGTGGCGACAGAAAACTCGTAGATATCGTTATCGTTAAGGACGAAACTCTTAGAGCGTAATTTTAATAATGTGTTAAAGGGGAGACAACTCCCCTTTAATGCTATTAATTAGGAGGCATATATGGACATTCATGTGTGCAAACAATGTGGTTTGAAATTTGCATATTGTAGAAAATGTGTTTTTAAACCAATATATTATAAAGATTTAGGATTTTGTAGCAAAGAGTGCTACAGAGAATTTAAAAAAGAAGTTATCCCAACAGTGGATGTAGAAGTAGTTATAACCGATAAGGATATGTCTACATCTGAATAAGAAAAGTAGTGTATCCTTATTTTTTTTGAACAAAAGGAGAATAATAAAATGAAAACTAGCAAAATAACGGGCCAACCTTTTGATCCCACGAAAGTCATCTATATTACCAATCCAAAACAGCATTTTGCATACGCAAGATATTTTGGTGGTTGGCAATATTTTGTAGATATGGATGCTTCATCTGATAAAAGGGATGGCATGGGCGTTTTTATTTGGCAAAAATGTCCTGAGACCCAAGAAGCAAAGCAAAAATGGGATAATCACGAGCTCTGATTGTCCAAAAATAAAAAATAACAAGGAGGTATCTTCGATGTGCAAATAATTAAATTTTTTATTTCTAATCAAAGAGCCTGGCGCTATACCTCTGGAGTGATTACAGAAGGCGCCAATTTAAAATTCGAATTTATTTTTAAAACAGAAGACTGGAATTCAGCCACAACAAAAACGGCAGTATTCAGTTACAAAGGAAAAAACTATGAAACACAGCTCGATGCATACAATCAATGCATTGTGCCAAAAGAAGCAATTCACGACCCTTGTTTTAAGGTTTCTTTATATGGTGGAGAAATTCATACTAACACGGTAAAAATTCCGGTTGAACCAAAAGAAGGTGTCAGCGATGGCACAAGTGTTGTATATGTTCCGTCTATTGACCAAGATAAAATTTTATCGTGGACAATTCAAGAAGCAACAAAAGACATGCCAGTACCTAATCCAGTGGATTTAAACTTGGCTGACGACTGGGTAGAAGATGAAACAGAAAGCGAATATGAGTGGGAGGAAGAATAATGGCTAACGTAAGATTTATTAAAACAACTAAACTTAAGTATCTTAATCGTGATACATATGATGAGAATGCCTTATACTTCTGTCAAGATACCAACGAAATTTTCAAAGGTCAGTCAGTTTATACAGATGGTGTACGTGTTATACCAACAAAGGCAGATTTACCAGAATGCAAATGTGCAGCAGATGGTGTTGTGTATTACATTACCGAAACACGCAATGGTTATACATTGTCGCCTGATAGAACTGAATGGTTACAGACTATTTATGCACCTGTAACCGATGCTTACACAGTGCCTGAAAGCGAAATATATAATACGGTAACGACAGTTGGTGCTGTACGCGATATCGAAAACGCAATTTATACATATGTAGATCAAGAGATTGCAAATGTTGAAGTTAGTGGGACGGTTGGCAAAGACGGGCTTTCTGCTTACGAAGTGTGGCTTAACGATGGACATACTGGAACCGAGTCAGATTTTTTGAATTGGTTGAAGGGCAAAGATGGTGCGAATGGGCAAAACGGAAAAGATGGTGTTGATGGTAAAACGCCTTATATCCAAAATGATTATTGGTATATTGATGGAACAAATACTGGCGTAAAAGCAAAAGGTTCTGATGGAGTAAAAGGTGCTGATGGTAAAGACGGATTGAACGGTAAAGATGGTATAAGCGGTAAAGATGGAAAATCAGCATATCAAACCTGGCTTGACGCAGGTCACAGTGGAAGCGAAGATGAGTTTTTGCAATGGTTAAAGGGCGACAATGATCCATTTGGTGATGTAGTGACATCGATTGGTTTCGAGGGCATTGCCGCTGGCACTTCATTAAAAGGCAAAACGGTAAAAGATGTCCTCATAATGCTACTTGGTATCAAAGAGGCGCCAAAATCTACCGTAGAGGAGATTATTGGCAATTCAATTCCGTATTATAGTGGCGTAGAAGGCGAAGGATTATCTGAGGTCACATACAAACAATTAGATACCGCAACAGCATTATATACTGACCAAGGTTTTTACACAACGACAAACACCAATGGCGTTATAACTAATGCTGGCTATCAAATGGTTATTGACGGCAATACAGAGGGTAAAGCACAAACATTTGCGATATGTTCAATTGCAAAAATTGTGACAGCATATCAATATGAACCTACATTACAACAATGGATGGATATGGGTTTTGATGGCACTTATTGGATTAAGACTGGTGAGGAAACTAAAATTGTTAATGGTAAAGAAGTGGTGTATACTACATACGCTTATAACGTAGAAATGATGGGTGACGCTATTACTAATACTGAATATTGGAGATTTGAAGTGGAGGTATAAAAACATGGGAAGAGTTAAAGGCGGTTTATTTGCTATGGTGTTGGATGCAAATAAACGTTTTCCGCTTGATTCGAGAATGCTCGTTACTAAACGAGAGGACTTGATTAATCCAACAGTTTGGATAACTAATACTCTCACCACGGAAGCCACTTACAATGGTATGATTGTAGCGGTTAACTCTGATGGTGAACATAATGGCGTGTATTACCTTACCGACAGAAAGGCTATAACGGCCGATAATTATGCGGCATATAAGACCGCATTGGCAACAGGAGAAAATGTTGACACATATTTTGCAATGTGGAAGAAGTTGAGTACGACAGATGATACTTCTGTTGGTGGTTTGACGCCAGTTGATGGCACAATAGTGATTTCCAATGAAGGAAAATCTATTGGTGTAGCTATCGCTCCAGTTGCTAACAACATACTTACGGCGGTAGATGGTGGTTTATTTGTTCCGTCTATTCCTGTTAAACTCGCTGACAACACGCATGGGCTTACTATGGTTGATGGCGCGTTAACATTAAATCTAGCAACACACGATTCTGATGGTGCTATGTCTAAAGAAGACAAGATTGCACTTGATGCTGTAATTGAAGATGTGGCAGAAATTAAAGAAACGGTTGGTTTTTTTGAAGAATCGATGATGTGGAGAGAAATTTAAAAGATTATTATAAAAGATAAAATAATTAATTTAGTATAAAATAATTTTTATTTATAGGAGGAAACTATTATGGCAGACATGATCAAATTTTTTAAAGGTTTAGAGGCTTCTTTGCCCGCTTCTGGTGTTAACGGTGCGTTGTATATTACCACCGACGAAGGTGCTATTTATCTTGGTACCGGCACTGGAATGAAGAGACTTGGTGACTTTGTTCAAGTAGACAATGTTGCATCTCTTCCCGCAAAGGCACACGAAAGTTGTCTCTATTACTGTGTAGCAGAAAACATTCTTGCAAAATGGAATGGTGCAGAATGGAAACAAATCAACAAACAACCTACAGCTGAAGAATTAAAAGGTCTTCTTGGTTTAGGTTCACTTGCTTATCTCAGCGAAGTTTCTGAAGCAAACCTTGGTGCAAGCTTAAAAGAAAAAGTAAACGCTGCTGCTGAAGGCAATCATAGTCACAGCAACAAGGAACTTTTAGACACCTATACTCAAACAGAAGCAAACCTTGCTGATGCTGTTGCTAAAAAGCACGCTCATACGTTTGTTGAATCTGAACTTAACAAGATTGCTGACGGCGATGTTGCTAAATGGAATGCAGTTGTTGCAGACCACTTAACTTCTGCTGACAAAACAACTCTTGAAGATGCAATTAAAGAAGCTAAGAAGGCTGGTACTGACGCTAATACCAACATCGAAACATACAAAGTAACCAATGATGCACGTGTTAAAGCAGTTGAAGATGATATTGCTGAAATCGTTGACGGTACTAACGGTATCCTTGCACAAGCAAAATCATATTCTGATGGCAAGCTTGCTACTGCTAAATCAGAAATTTCTGCTGAAATCGACGCTGACGTTAAAGTGGTTAATGATGCTTTAGAAGCATATAAGACTTCTAATGATTCTGCTCTTGCTGGCGTAAAAGCAACAGCTGACGCTGCTGCTGTTAAGACCGAAGTTGAATCTGCTCTTGCAGGTAAGGTTGATAAAGTTGAAGGTAAATCTTTAATTTCTGATACTGAAATCGCAAGATTGGCAAATGTTACTAACTATGATGATACTCAGGTTAAAGCTGACATCGCTAAGAAAGCAGATTCTGCTACGATGACTACTGAACTTGGCAAGAAGGTAGACAAAGTTGAAGGTTACTCTTTAGTTTCTGATACCGAAATTGCAAGATTAGCTGACGTTGATAACTACGATGACGCAGAAGTTCGTGGTTTAATCGGTGACAACACAGACGCTATCGCTGCAATTAATAATGCTGACACTGGTATTTTGAAACAAGCCAAAGATTACGCTGATGGCAAAGATGAAGCTATTGCTGCTGCTCAATCTGCCGCTGATAAAGCACAAGAAGAAGTTGACGCACTTGAAACTTATGTAGGTACAATTCCTAGTGATGAAAAATACGCTGATATCACGAACGTTATTTCTTATGTTAACAAGAAAGCAGAAGAAACTCTTGCTGCTGCTCAAGGTGGTTCTAGCGAAACAGCTGCGTCTGTTAAACAGCAATTAGATAACTACAAGTCTGAAAACGACACAAGAGTTAAAGCTGCAGAAGACGCTATTGACGCTATTGAAGCAGACTATCTCAAAGCTGCTGATAAAGAAGCTCTTCAAAATCAAATTAACACAATAATGAACAACCCTGATGCCGAAGGTGCTATCAACTCTATTAACGAATTTACTCAATACGTTAAAGACCATGGTACTGTTGCTGACGGTATGAGAACTGATATCAACAAGAACAAGGAAGATATCGCAGCTATCAATAATGCCGAAACTGGTATCTTAAAACAAGCTAAAGATTATGCAGACGGTCTTGCTGGTAATTACGCTGAAGCTGAACACGACCATGTGGTTGCTGACATTACTGATTTTGAAACAGTAGTAGAAGCAAGAATTACCGCTAAAGGCTACGCTACTACTAGTTACGCAGATGGTAAAGCTTCTGATGCTCAAGCCGCTGCGGAAGCTACTGCTGCTGGCGCACTTGCAACAGCTAGAACCGAAATTACTGCTGAAATTGATGCAGATGTTAAGGCTCTTGCTGATGGTCAAGTTAAGACCAATACCGAAGCTATTGCTACAAAAGCTAACAGTGCTGATGTATATGCTAAAACTGAAACTTTCACAAAAGACGAAGTTAATGCGGCTATCGCTACGGCCGTTGAAGAAGCTCATACTTGGGGTTCTTTCTAATTTCAATTAAAAGTGTACAAATTAAAAATGGGAGGGGCTACTAATTATTTGGTAGCCCCTTTTATTAAAAATAAAATTTATATAAAACAATTATATAATATAAACATTTAAACAATTAACTTTGAAAACAACAGTTGGCTTTGTAGTCAGAGACGCAAAGAAACTTTAATATAAAGCCAACAAATTCTTACTTAGAAAGGAGAACGAATATGGCACTTTTTAAACCTTTTATGGGGAGCCGTACATCGTTAGACGCACAAGAAAAACACGCTGGATATGCGTATTTCTGTACGGACGATGGCTCATTTCATATAGATTATATAGACGCTAATGGCGTTTTACAAAGAAAACAAATTAACGCAAAAGATGCGGAAACATTTAACTCACATACTGCCGACGAATTTCTTTTAGAAACTGATATAGATACCGTTCTTGCTCAAGCTAAAGCTTCGGGAGAATTTGATGGTGCTGATGGAGCTAAAGGTGACGATGGTATTGGTATAGTTTCTGTACAACAAACCACTACATCTACCGCAGATGATGGTAACAATATAATTACAGTTAGATTAACCAATGGTACTACATCAACTTTTACTGTTCAAAATGGCTCAAAAGGTAGTAAAGGAGATCAAGGTATTCAAGGCGAAACGGGTGCCCCAGGTTATTCTCCCGTTCGTGGTACAGACTATTGGACTAATGCGGATAAAGCCGAAATCAAATCTTATGTTGATGAGGCAATCCTTGGGGGTGAGTGGTAATGAGCGTAAATTCGAAAATGACGGCATTAGCCGATGCTATTCGTGATAAAACCGGCATAACCAATACTCTTACTTTGGATGAGATGGCGATAGCCGTTCAAGACATTGAAGTTGGTGCAGACACCTCTGACGCAACCGCCACATCCGACGAAATCTTTGCTGGTGAAACCGCATACACAGCAGATGGCAAAGTCACTGGTACTTTTACCATAGAAGAAGAATTAACAGAACAAAATGATTTGATATCACAGATTACGACATTAGTTGCACAGAAAGCAAATCCTCAAGGCGGAACTGACACTTCTGATGCAACGGCTACGGCGAGTGATATCTTGAGTGGTAAAACCGCTTATGTCAAGGGCTCAAAAATCACTGGTACTATTCCCTCCAAAACGACTGCAACTTATACACCAACCACTTCAAACCAAACTATATCAAGTGGAACATATTTGACTGGAACTCAAACAATTAAAGGAGATGCTAATTTAGTAGCGTCCAATATTAAGAGCGGTACATCTATATTTGGTGTCACTGGTACTTACGAAGGTAGTGGTGGAAGTTCTGGTGGCGGAGGAGTTGAAACTTGTACTGTTACTATGCAAGGAGGAGCGCCATTAATGGGCAACGAGAAGCTTTGGTATTCTGATGGGACTTCCACTGTACAATCTATATCAATTCCTTCTTTAGGCAACCCAATCACTATTACTGTTCTTAAAAATAGTATAGTTTATTCAAATATAACCCTTCGCTCTTCTGTGTGGAATGAAGGCAGTATAAGTTGTCTTACTAGTTCCGATACATACGATCAGGCATTCTTTGTAGTGGGCGATGGCACTTTAATATCAGAATAAAGACAAGGAGGAATTAAACAATGTCAAATTATAATACAACTTTACAAACAAACAATTCCTCTTTAGAGGAAATTATAACACAATTAAATAATATGCCCGATGCAGGGGGCTCAAACCCTGTTCTTCAAGATAAAACTATAACGCCTAGCACAACATCTCAAACCGTTAAGGCAGATAGTGGATACGACGGCTTAGATACCGTTATAGTTAATGCTATGCCTACAGCAACACAAGCGACACCGAGTATTACTATTAATTCGAATGGACTTATTACGGCAACAGCAACTCAAACGGCTGGTTATGTAACTGCTGGAAGCAAATCTGCTACAAAACAACTAGCGTTCCAAGCCGCAAAAACAATAACTCCTGGCACAACCAATCAGATTGCGGTTTCTTCTGGTTATTATACTGGCGGAAGCATTACTGTTAAAGGTGATGCAAACTTGGTTGCTAGTAATATAGTTAGTGGCAAAAGTATATTTGGGGTTGTTGGTACCGCAACTGTTGGTGGCGGAAGTAGTGGTGGAAATACATCTGTGGAAGATGCTATAATTACAGGCGCTATTTCTTCTACTTATATCAATGATAGGGTTACATCTATTAAACCGTATACTTTTTATTCTTGTTCAAGTTTAACATCGGTAAGTTTTCCAGCTTGTATAACCATTGGTAGTTCTGCTTTTTATAAATGTAACAAATTAACATCAGTAAGTTTTTCAGCTTGTAAAAGTATTGGTAGTTGTGCTTTTTATTCTTGCACAAGTTTAACATCGGCAATTTTTCCAGCTTGTACAAACATTGGTAGTTCTGCTTTTTGTGATTGTTCAAGTTTAACATCGGCAATTTTTCCAGCTTGTACAAACATTGGTAGTCAGGCTTTTCATAATTGTAAAAAATTAACATCAGTAAGTTTTTCAGCTTGTAAAAGTATTGGTAGTTGGGCTTTTTATTCTTGCACAAGTTTAACATCGGCAATTTTTCCAGCTTGTACTTATATTAGGGGTAGTGTTTTTTATGGTTGTTCAAAATTAACTTCGTTGCAATTAGGGGCTTCTTCGGTGGCAACTTTGAATCATGTAAATGCGTTTTATTCAACCCCAATGTCATTGTCAAGTTATACAGGTTCATTTGGCTCTATTTACGTACCGGCATCACTTGTAAACGCCTATAAATCCGCAACAAACTGGGCAACTTATTCTTCTAGAATAACTGCAATAGTATAAATAACTTAAAAGGATATAAAAGGAGAAAAAAGAATATGAAATTGCAAATTTTAATTCCGCAATACAAAGAAACAGAGGAAATCATTAAACCTCTTTTAGATAGTATCGAAATTCAGCAAAACATTGATTTAAAAAATGATGTAGGAGTAGTTATAGTAAATGACGGTACAGATGTTCGTTTGTCTAAAGATTTTTTAGACCGCTATACTTATCACATTGACTATTATCTCAACGAACACAAGGGTGTTTCGGCAACGCGCAACGCATGTTTTGACCACGCGACCGCAGATTACGTAATGTTCTGCGACGCAGATGATATGTTCTACAACGCTTGCGGATTATACATTGTTTTCCGTGAAATTGAAAACGGTGGCTTTGATAGTTTGGTTTCTGCATTTATAGAAGAATCAAGAATGCCCGAAACTAAAGAACCTCTCTATATTAATCACGATATGGATAGCACCTTTGTTCATGGCAAAGTTCATCGCAGACAATATCTCATTGATAATAATATTCGTTGGAATGACAAATTAACTATTCACGAAGACAGTTATTTTAATTGTTTGTGCCAAAGGTTGGCGAAAGAATTAAAATATTCTCAAACTTCTTTTTATTTGTGGAAATGGAGGGACGCCTCTGTATGTAGACACGACCCTAAATATATCTTAAAAACCTACAATAATATGCTTGATAGCAATGATGCACTAGTACAACAATTCTTAAATCGTAAAAGACAAGAAGACGCTCAGTTTTACGTGGTAGGTATGATTTATGATGCATATTTCACTATGAACAAAGATGAATGGTTAAGTCAAGAAAACCAAGATTACAGAAGGGCAACAGAAAAAAGATTTAAGGAATACTGGTTGAAATATAAGCAAATACACGATTCTATTCCTCAAGACATAAAGACGCAAATTATTATGGGCATTAAAAATAGAATGTATGGCGAAGGAATGGTACTTGAAACGCTAACATTCAATGAGTGGATTAAACAAGTGGAGGCGATAAAATGATAAAAACTGAATTATTAAATGATGGAACATTAATTAAACATTATAGCGATGGGGGCTATTTACTCTTGCAAAACGAAACTGGGGTAAAATACGCAGACCCCATAGATGTTGTTCCTTGTGCGTATACTTATACGGAAACGAATGAGCCAATTGATTTTGGTGAAGAAGAAAATATTAACGAATAATATTTCTACAATTAAGGAAGTATTGATTGATTTTGAGAGGTGGTATGCAAAAGCCACCTCTTATTAACATGTCCTTTTAAAGGGGCATAATTATAAACTTTGAAAGGAGGATAAATAAAATGGCTAATAGATATATATTTCAACTCCGCAGAGGTTGGAAAGATGATGCCTCCGGAAGAGATGACTGGTCAACATATGAAACTCAAGAAAATCACGTAAAACCCCTTGAGGGGGAACTTGTACTTGAATACGATAATGGTGTTCCAAGGCTGAAAATTGGTGACGGCATTAATGAATTTAGTGCTTTACCATATATGAGTGTAGATAGTTTTATTTTGCCGACACCTATCTCTGTTACACTTCACGCAGACAAGTGGCAACAGGCTGACGACAAAAGGTATTATCAAGTAGTAACAGTAGATAACGCACTAATTACACCGAATAGTAAAGTGGATTTACAGCCAAGTTCGGAGCAACTGACTATTTTTCACGAAAAAGATTTGGCATTTGTTACAGAAAATGAAGACGGAGTTGTTTCTGTTTTTTGTGTAGGTCAAGTGCCACAAAATGATTATACAATACAAGCTACGGTTATGGAGGTGGTTATAAATGACTAAAATTATAGGAAACACAACCGCTACGCCTAACCCACAACCAGATTGGAATCAAACAGACGAAACTAAAGCTGATTATATAAAAAACAAACCCACCATCGAAAGTGGCGAAGGGGAAGGATCCTTAATTCAGGTTTCTAAAGAAGAGGATTATTTGAATCCAGATGGATCTTGGAATCCTGACAAAGCTTTTGATTCCGATGGCAATTTAAAACCAGATGCATATAGAAATGGTAAAGCTACCGCTCCAAGAGCTATTGCTTTAGGTGCCAATTGCTCTGCAGAAGGTAAGAACGCGATTGCTTTTGGTGGCGCTACTAGCGCAATTGGACACACTTCAATATCTGGTGGTAATCAATCTAAAGCTTATGGTAAATATGGAGTAGCCATTGGTGAAGGCACTGCAGCAGGTAAAGAAGGAAGTAGTTCTGATGGATATGCTGCTGTTGCTCTTGGTTCAGGTACTAATGCTATAGGTAAATTCTCTATGGCAATCAACAAAAACAGCGTAGCAAATGGGCAATCATCTCTTGCTGGAGGCGAGGGTACTATAGTTGACGGCAAGTATTCTTTTGGTTTTGGCT